CACCGCAAGGCAATGTGCGTCGCCGCCAGATGGTGCAGAAGCTCACCGAGAGCATCGTGCGCTATTTCGAGTGGTTCTTCTCTCGTAACGAGGTCTACGGAGTGCCGATATGTACGGACGATATGTTCAACGAGTTTATGCGTGATTGGGCAGATGCTTCCGAGGGTAAGAGTAAAGAGTATAGCCGTGCTACCTTCAAGAAGAAGATATACGACTATTGCGAGAATATGTCGATAACGTGCAACCCGAAGCACCTCTTCGAGAACGAGAGCGACAAACAGCGCAAATGTTTCAAGCTACAGGCATGGGTTACGCAGGAATACTTCACCGGACGCGAGTGGGAAAACGACAATACCATCGAGCCAAAGTTCATCCGCTACTTGCAAACGTCGAAGCACGTTTTCTTCTTCTACCGTCCTGGCAAGGACGTAATACCGAAGGACTACCGAGAGCTCAAGCGTATAGCTAAGCAATATGCCGAGCAGCCCGACCCGCTGCCATACCGCGATGATGACGGTAATATCATACAGCTCACCGATGAAGAAAAGGAGCGCTGGGAGAACAACAAGACGCGCAAACAGGGTAGGCGAATGGCTCCATTTGTGGCAACAAATAGCACAGCGGCAAGTGTTCCAGATATAAAGGATGAGGAGAATATGCCGTTCTGAGAATCAAAAACAAGAATGTAACATTTTAATTCATTATAGATTATGGAAAAGATAATTTTACGAAAGGACTACAAGACAAGAGTAGTGCCTGTTGAAGAAGCGGTTGGCCATTATTTAACAAAGATGGCCGCTCGCACATGGACCGAAGAGTTCGTCGATGAAAGCACAAAAGAAACGGTAAAAATAGACCGTTGCGAGGTGTTGCTGGAGCGAGGAAAACTTATCACCGACAAGTTGGCTAACGGACTTAAAAAGCAAGGCGTTAATGAGGTTGAAATCTCTGACTGTCCTTTCCGTGCGGAAGAGGAACAGTATTTTTCTCGTCTCGTTCATGTAAAAGTTACTGTTCGTAGCAGCAACAACGAGAATGCCGTGCTTATCGTGCGTAGCGACTCTCTGCGTGGAGCACAAGATTGCGCCATTGACTATGCCGAGGGAGCGGTAAACAAGATCTTTAATTCTAAAGAAGCAAACTATGTGTATATCACCAAGTCGGAAATCATCGGCAAGTTCCATTTCATTGGTCGTACAAGTGCCGACATTGAGGAGGAAGAAGAACAGCTGAAAAAGGATCCCGATGCACTTGTAAAAGAGCCGTTCAAGGTGAAGGCTAACTTTATAGATGCTGAAATCTATATCCCCAATGACCGATCTCATTGTGGAGTTCATAAAAACGAAATGTTTGTTGTGTGGGCATACGATGTGGTGACAGCTAAAAACATCGTCTTTGGCTATCTCAAGCACAAATTTAAAACCGTATTGAACGACCGGGAGACCTTGCGCATTGTAGGGGCCACACAGTTCTATGCGCATACTTATGTCCCTGCTGAGTACTGCAATGAGTATATCAAGGATGAGCGAAAAAAGCTTCCGGTAGAAGAGTAAAGCAATGCTTTGATGGTTAGTAATAAACATAAATAATTAAAACAATAAACGAAATGGCAAGTTACAGCGGCAACATTGACTATCTTGCACCTAACGGTGTAAAGGTGTTAAAGGGCATTGACAATGACAATCCCGAGAGAGTGTACATTTGCACTCCTTTGGATGTAAACGAAATCAAGTTGGAGCGTCATCCGCAAGACCCCAACCGTATGGTGGCAAAGATGCGTGTTAACATCTGGCCTCTGAGTGAGAATTATAAGAATGTAGTGCGTCGTTCAGCCCAGGAACGTGGCAATGCCAATGTTTCCGTACCGACGCACGAGATGCAGATGTCTTTCTCGGTTGGCTACATCAAGTCGGTAGCGCAGAAATTCCCGAAGCTCGTAGAGCAAGTGAAGGAAGCCAACAAAGAACGCGACCCCGAGATTATGGGCCAAGACCCCACCGATGAGAACACCCACCTCTTCAAGGCTATCCGTCAGCGCATGAACAAGCGCCTGGCTATGCTCTACCAGCCACAGCCTACACAGCAGCCTTCACCATACGCCACACCGAATGTAGGCGTAGCAGGAGCAGCCACCGGATATGTGGCACCAGCCGAGGGCACCGATCCGCTCGCTGGCTTTACCGATGCCGACGTAGGCGACCTGCCGTTTTAAGAATTAGGAGTTTTGAGTTTTGAGTTTTGAATTATGCGCAAGCGCATTTTGAATTATTCATTTTTGAATTAAGATGATAAACAAACTCAAAATTCAAAACTCGACAACTCAAAATGTGCGACGCGCATAATTCATAATTCAAAACTCAAAAATATGAAACTTCAAGCTCAATCTTCACGTGCTCTTTATGCGGCGCTCAACAAGTCTATAAAATGTATAAGTTCAAGAAACACGATAGCCATCCTTGGCAATGTGCTGATAACACAGAAAGACGACCGTTTCTTTTTCGTGTCGTCAACGGGCGAGTCGCGTCTTTCTCTCCCTGCACCCTTGACTCTTGTCGGAGGTAAATATGAGGGTCCTGTGTGTATTCCTTACAAGGAGATTGTTTCGCTTCTGTCTTCTTTGTCCGATTGTGTTGTCACGTTTACGTTTAACGACAAGAAGAGTCTGACAATGGAATATAGTACAGACGAGACTCGTACAGGAAAGTGCGACATTCCTTGTTTTGATGGTGCCGAATATCCCAATATGACAGATCTTGACGAAGAGAAGACAATGCGCCTGTCTTTGTCTCTTTCGCTCTTTCAGTCGGTCGTTACCGATGCTTCGCGTTTCACCGTTGAGAACGAGCTTCGTCCTGTCATGGCGTGTCTGCTTCTTGATGTGTCCGAAGACCGCTCACGCATCAATTTTGTCGGAACTAACGGCCATATCCTGTTCAAGTGCAGCCACTCCAATGATCCTGCCCACGGTGGCAACGACTTTTACCGCGGGGGAGAGCCTCGCCCCTTGCTTATCAGCTTATGTTATTTCAAGGTATTGTCCGTTTTAGGCGAAGATGGTACCGTGGACATTTCAACGGATGGCAACATAATGGTCTTTACGTCAGATGGTATGGAGATTCGTTGTCGTTGCGCAGAAGGCCGCTATCCCTCCTACACAGCAGTAATTCCGGCGAAAAACCCTTACTTCTGCGTTGTTGACAAGAAAGAACTTGTAAACACTATAAGACGTGTCGGTGTCTTCGCAAGTAGCGAATCGAACCTTGTGATCATAAAAAAGAAGGGTGCGTTCTTGAACCTCTCAGCCCAAGATACCGATTTTGCAAGAGCCGCCGAAGACCAGGTGCCCTTGTTGTCGGATGACTGTCCCGACAATTTTTGTATTGGCACTGCGACGAACGAAATTTGCAATTGCTTACAGACTATCCCGTCAGACACGGTGCGCATAGCCGTGTCTGACCCAACCCGGGCAATGGTCATTACAGCCGATGATCCCGCGTCCTGCATCATGACATTGTGTATGCCGATGTTGATCAATGACTAATCAATTCAACATTCAAAAATAAAAAAATAAAAATATGGACGATACCCTTCTGTTTATCCCGCCTTGCTGTGTAGACAGTAAGCTGCCGAGAGCCGTCATGCAAGCCCCATCGCGTGTGCTTACGTTTTACACGCATGGCGACGTAACCTTTGAGCGCTTTTATAGGGCTATCAGCCACATTGTCGTAGATGCTCACGTCATGGTGCTGTCCATGCCTCTTGTGACCAACGACGTGGCCCTGTTTCTTCAGTTGTGTTTTGAGAGAAAATGGATTACACACATGGTGCTTTCCACTTATCACTCATGTGACCGACTGTTAGAGAAATATCTTAGCGAGTACAAAGACCGCATGTTATATGTACGCAGCGACGATGCTGGTGAGATGGCCTCGCACATGGTGCTTTACAACAAAGACAGAGCACTCGTCCTCACAGGCCTGATGCTTGACCGCCCGAGACTTGACGTTCGTCTGATGTGTTACACCTTGACATACTATCCCAGTCACATTCTGTCGTCTACGCAGCAAGACTGGGGTAATGTCCTTCGTAACGCTCTCTTCCCCGATGTTCTCAGACATCGCAAGGAGCAGTTTTCTCACGGCATTAAGCGCATGGAAGACCGTGAGCTTGACAAGTTTCTGCATCTGGAGTTTCCTCCTTTGCATGACTAACAAAACTATTGTTCTATGAATAGGTTAACACACTCATATACAGAGCTCCGTATGTTCATGGAGCGATGGCAGTGGGACGATCCGCGCACAGGAAAGCGTGTTACGGGCTTCGACCCTCCACAGACAGCAAGAAATGTAGAGCGCAAGTCGTTCTACATCAAATTTCTTACCAAGACAGGACATGTGGACGAGGGTACCTGTGTTTGTCTCTCCGTTGACACCATGCGCCACCAACGTAAGGTGAAGTTTGTGGAGAGCGGTGAGATAAGGGTCGTTAACGACATCCTTGTGTTAAACGTAGACGGCACAAGATTCATAACACACTAAAGAGTTTATAAATGTAAATAAGTAAAAAGTGGATTTGCAACGTTATTACATGACCGTTTTTGTTCGTGAGAATAGAAAAGAGTCGTTTAGTTGTAATTATGCAGTCGCTCTCGGTTTGTGAGAATAGAGAGTGTTTTTAAAAACAATTAAAACGATTATATACTATGTGGAACTTTATAAAAAACAGAAATAGCAAAAAGTCTGCGTCCCTTAAAAAAGAGACGCGCGACATTGTGACCATAACCGAAATTTTCAAGAAGTTTGAGCAGTATGGCCTTGTGTCTTGGCGATTAAAAGACAAGGTTTTCCTTATTGAAGAGTCTTTGGCCCTCGTAAATATGACAGGTGGACGCGAGGCTTTTCAGAAGTTTCTTGATCAGGCGGCCATGTGGCAGAATGCCCGTTTGATAAGCGACGGCTACGAGGCTTACCGCATAAAAGTTGAGACCGATGCTGTGCGTCAGGCAGAGAAGAATTTTGCCGTGCTTACAAAGGCCGACATTGCTCGCATCCGTCAGCACGCAAGGCGGGAGATGCGGATGCTCCCTCTTGAGGAGCTTGACTATATAAAAGAGTTTGACATATTCATTATCAGGAGTCATGCTCCTTCAGCACAGAACGCAGACCCCAAGAGCGACGAGTTGCTTGCCATGGGTCATTATGACGGCAAAAAAGTAGAAATGGCCCTCTACGAGGACATAAAGCACAACTTGATAAACACCGACGAAGATGATTAGACTGAAGCTTGACCATCACGATCTGCTCTTTGCCATTGAGGGCTTCGCGTGAGGCTCCCATCTGCGCCAGCATGTCTGGCAGCAGATCGTCTATAAGAGCATCCCTCAGATGACCAACGACGATCTCGACTTTTTATGGTATTTCTGTCGCCGCGACTTTTTCGGGTACTATTTCCCGTCCTTTTCCGACGGCAGACGGCTGCCAAAAGCCCCGGGCTGGCTCGACTACCTGCATGGGCTCGCGGCCCTGCATAGGTGCAATCGCTTCAATGTGGTCTTCGTGTCACATACCGACAACAAGAAACACAAAGCTCTCTGCTACCGTTTCGACGGCTTGTTTCGCCCTCTTGCCGTTGACGGTCCGATGCACATAAACAAACTTGAAAGTTTTCATTCTTTCATTCCTACCGACGACATTGTGTGTATGAGAAGGCATCTTTACAACGATAACAAGTATGTGTCGGAAAAACATGTTGGATGGTGGCAAGACATAGACATCTATGAGCACCCTGGAGATGTGGAAGCAGAAAGTTTAACATTTTAATATTTTTAAATACAGACATCATGGAACCATTGTTTATCATACGTCGTGCCCTGCTGACTCTTTGTGACGGCAGCAGGATCATGTCACGGATACAAATCCCCCCCCCCATAAAGTCATCTTTTTAGACCAGTTGGAGAGAACGCTTGTAAAAGAGTTTAACAGAAACCAGCCACATTTACAAAATAAGGTGGTGAAAATACACATAATGAGAAACTGAACAAAAGAATGTTGTAAACCTTTTAAAACCGAAACGAATGTCGAAAACAGAAAATATAACATGTGACGATGTAAAGGACATTATTCGCCTTGTATGCCCATATTATGAAAAGAAAAGCGAGTTGCACAATTATGACTCGTTCATGTTGGTAGAAAACTCGCTGTGCAGTTTGTTATTATTTAAAAACGTTTTCCCTGCCCCGCAGGATCTGCCAGAGATTGGAACCGAACGTGACATTCTCTGTCCGCTGGAAGAAACGGGTAAAGATTTTTTCGTTTGCAATATCGACACCCTGCTGCTCAGAACGTCCGTGCTTGATGTTGTGGATTGTTTTGTTGACCACAAGAAATACCCATGCTGTTACCAGCGCGCCTTAAAAGAGGACGATAAAGTAGTAATCATCAAAAACAGGCACGTCTTTCTCAGCGCCCTCGAACACGCAACACGCCTACTGCCTCTTTGCGGCATTGAGCAGGCAGAACTTTACGACATAGGAGGCAGCCTTTTGTTTGCCGGCAGGAAAGATGGGAAAATTGCTACAGTTATAAAAATAGACAAGAAAATGCACTGGGAAGGGCGTAAATGTCCGGTTGTAAATATCCTTCCGGGCGGTCTTTCTTTCAGCACAGACTCTGAGATTCGCGCAGACCTCATTCTTAACACCATTAAAACGCTCAATGAAGCCAATGAGGTGGCAAAGGAGCACAATTATCTTTTCATGAAGCTCTACGAGGTAGGTCTTGTTATGCGGGCAGACGTGTTCGTTCTCGCCCATTCGGAACAGGAGGCAAAAGCGATCGCGTGGAGAGACGCAGACAAAGACGATTTTTCCGATGCCTTTGAGATTGAGGATTGCGTCAAAGCAAGCATTGAGTCTGTACCAACGGAGGGCGATTGCCGGGTCTATTGTGAAAACGGCCCGATATATTGTGATGAGTTTCATGAGACCTTCGACGATAAACTGCAAGAAGAGCAAGATTAGCACCGGTCATTCAAATATCAAAAAATTATATTTGCAGATATGAAACCTAAGTTAAAAGAAATCGTACAGCAATACAAAGGCAGCTGCAATAAGTTAGCAGAAATTGTCAACGAACAGCTCTTCGACGGCTGCCGCAAGTGGTACTGGATAGGAGAAGAAATAGGTGGTGTGTGCGACTTTGAGGAATGTGACGTGTTGAATCCGTTGGACATGGTGCGCATCATCGAGAACGGTCTGACCTACGACCAATATGCCGAATGGCGTGAGGCCAACCTCGATGATGGCCGTTACATCAACCTCAAATTCTGGCTCATGGGGCTGCGGCATGATATGCTGACGAAAGAAAAAGAACATCAATAGATAATATGGAAACAAAACGTAAATATACTGACGAGCCAGGAGCTGATAAGGGAGCCATACACTTGATAATAAACAAGTTTCGTAGCAGCATCCGTCCGTTTTGCTGCAATAATCAGTACGACCTCGATACGATTCCCGTGGCGACTGTAAAGGAACTGAAGGCAGCACATACTGTTATGCTTACTGGTGGAGAACCGTTCGTTGTGCCCGGCATTATTGACTTTTGTTCACACCTGCGCTTTGATTACCCTAATATCAAGCAACTCTACGTTTACACTTCTGGCTGTGAGATGTTTTGCCATGATGAATTGTCTTTTGATCCATATTATTTCAGTCTGAACGTGGATGGTATTTATTTCTCACCAAAGATTGAAATTGACTATAAGGCGATTAAGAAGATGCTGACTAAGAAATCTTTTGCGTTAGAATTCTTTCACCACGTCCGCAACAACCGCATCATCCTCATGCCTAACGACTTTATGACTCGTGAGCAGCAGGAGAAATACATCGAGAGCCTACCTCTCAAGGATCTTGCTTGTTATGGTGCAATTTTTGAAGTGGAATATCGGGACTGGCAGGAGGAGTTTAAGCTGAATGGAGGCGTGTGGCGCAGACTGCCAGTGTTCTTGTAATTGTGTTACCCTAAGAAGTAAGAATGTAATGGAAAAGAAAACAAATGTAGACTTTGTAGCAAAAGAAAACTTGGACTTTATATCGGAAGCATTCAAAAAAGAGGAGTCCGTATCTTCGCATTCAATACTTGATGAATTAGAGCGTTTGCATATAGAAGTAAGAGCAGGAAACGGTAACATAATGCCTGGTATGCTCGTCTTTGGTAACAAAACGCCCTCTTTGCCTTTATACCCTGCAAATAAAGAAGGTTGCTGCGTGTTATGCAAAGCGGAAATACAGATTCTTAAAGAGCAGATAGAGCAGTTTTTACAACGAAAGGACGAGTGCAAACCTCTTCATTTGTTGAAATAAAAACAAAAAAGCTATGAAAAAGAAATATGAACTAACAGATCAAACTATCAATGTTGATGGTAGAACACTCCATCGGATTAAGGCGCTCAGAGACTTCTCGGATGTTCAAGCCGGCGAACTTGGTGGGTGGATTGAAAAGGAAGAAAATCTGTCCCATGCAGGTAAAGCATGGGTCTATTGCGAAGCCTGTGTCTTTGATAACGCAAAGGTTTCCGACTGTGCAAAAATCTCTGGTTACGCGAAGGTTTTTTGCAATGCCTGCGTTTATGGTAGTGCGGAAGTTCGCTGCTATGCTAAGGTCTACGATGACGCTGAGGTTTACGACCGGGCGTGGGTTAGTGGCAGAACAAAAATATTTGGCCGTTCGCAAGTCTATGGCCGTGCCAAGGTTAGTGAAAGTGCGCAGATCGACGAAGACGTTAAAATCTTAAACTGGGCCGAGGTCTACGGCAACGCACAGGTATTTGGTCATACGCTTGTCTGTGGCAGAGCCAAGGTTTATGGATACGTTCGGCTCTGCTGCGATTGTTTCATCGGTGGCGATGCGGAGGTATGTGACAAATCCGATTATATCGTCTTTAAAAATTTCTGGAGCAGTGGCCGTTATTTCGTTTGGACTCGTTCCAACAATAGGTGGAGAGTAGGGTGCTTCTATGGCACGGGCGAAGAACTGATTAAACATGCCTATGCCGACAGCGAAAAGTCGGGTAGGGAATATGAACGTGCTGTAAGGTATGTGGAAAGCATACTGGCAGACGAGGAGAAGGAAAAAGAAAAAACAGATTTGTCAATCTTAAAACATAAAAAGACATGTGTAAACAATTAAAAGAAAACCTGTCACAGACGTTTATGAGCTCTATGAAGTCTATGATAGATATGCTTGACGAGCACTCAAAAGCATAAAAAAGCTGGAGCAGCGCATAAACCAGCTGTCCGCAAAAGACGGTGGTGCTGAGGGAAATAAGAATATAAAGTTTACTATTGAAAGCTCTACTTTCGAAGATCTCGAGTATTATAATGCTGAAGATGGCGAATATTGCAAGTTTTTAGATACCGAACACCCCGATGCGTATATTGTTGCCATTTTGAAAAAGTCCTACAAGACCGAGGAGATGGTAACGTGTTATGCCTTTTGGGTACACGAACAGAGTGGCAACGATCTTCTCTATATGCAGACGAAACTTTGTCGGAAGATTATAGTCACTATTCGAGAGGTTTCTGTAATCTTATCAGTAAGTATACGTCTTTCCGTCTAAAGGAGGCATACAAAAGGGTAGATCTGACTGAGGGGGATGTGAAGCAAATCAACGATTACATAAAGAGGGTTGGCTATACAGCGGATTTTAAGGGAGTGAAAGTAGACACCTCTTTGTGTCATTTCGTCTCTGCAAAACTTATTCGCCCTCTCTTTAAGACACCAAAACGCCGTCATGATAAATAAAAAATGAATATTATTTAACCGTATTAATTTCTTACTTTTCATTTTTAAGACGTAAAAAGGGCAGCCGTTGTGATAACGTCTGCCCTTCGCTTTTTCTTATGCAAGCCTAAAAACTAAAAATTGAATATTCCCTAATCAGCTTGCCGATAAATCTTGCTAAGGCAAGCGACTAAGCCGATTACAAAATTCTAAATTCAAAAATGAATAATTCAAAATGCGCGTAGCGCACAATTCAAAATTCAAAACTCAAAATTCAAAACTCCCATCATCTTCCACTCGGTAGCACAAACCAACCGCCACCGCCACGGAAGAACTTGCAACCTAAGTACAGAGTGTCAAAAGCGTCCGTAAAATCGGTACGGTTTTCCAAGGGCAGCGTGTCTTCACTCTCGGGCTTTTTTTCTTGACTCTTATTTTTGTGGAATCCTTGATACGAAATCTGCACCTCGCACAGCTGCATGGCAATAATAAGGTCGGGATTGTTCACCTGGTTGATGCGGATGGCAGGGTAGGAGAGGTGAGCCAAGCCGTCGTTGATAATCTTGTGCTTCACCTCGTGCTTTTCCGGTGCGCCCATGTCTATTGCCGTCACGTTCCACCCTCGCTTCTCTAATTCTGCAATCACTGTCATATAGAACCGCTCGTCCGATGAAGCGTAGGATGCGCCCTGCTTAGCCGTAGCATCATAGAAATACGTCACGTCGCGGTTGATGGCTCGCTTCGGTGCGTAATAATCCGAAAAATCAGCAATCAACTCACGCAGTTTGCGCTCGTTCTTCACATAAAAGCTCTTGATAACGTTCAGACATTCCATGCCGTCACGCTCGTACATCTGCCCAACCACAAGCGTATTTATGTTAGCATTGTAATCCAAGGCTGTATACAGAGGTAGGGAGTTGATGCAGTCGGAGTCCATGCGTGAGTCGTTGCGCTCGCCCAATTCCTTGAAATCAGGTTGATAGCTCTCGCTCGTAACTTTCCTTCCACCGATGATGCCCGACACCTTTTGCGTGGAAAATTTTGCAGACGATAGTGGGTCTATCTCGTCGGGGATATACCCGTGGACATGATCAATGTCGAGGTTGGAGTAAAATCCGTCGTTTGACTTCTTTACTTTGATGTTGAGAATTGAAATTGCGAAGGTCATCGGAGGCAAATCGCGGCGCATCTGCCTTATGTAATCCTCACCCAAAATGTCCACATTGTCGAGCGATGACGCACGACGCACACAGAAAGCCACACGGCGCAGCTCACGCAGATAACCGTCTTGAAATTTCTTTGAGCGCAGGAACATCTGCATCTCAAAATCCTCTCCAGGCGTAATCAGATATTCATAGTCGTAAACCAGTTCGGCATCATCCACGGAGAGTAGCTTATAGTTTACCGCCATATCCACCATTGCCTTCGTGATGTGCTTGCCATGATTAGGCATGATACGAAACTCTCCCTCATGCTTCATCATCTTCAGAGCCGTGTCGCGAATATCTTCTTTTACTTCTGCCGGCACCACATGCACCGAATGCCCCGACTTCTTCGCATTGTAAAGCATATCGTTGTAGAGTATAACCTTGTCGGCATAATCCTCCAACTGCTCCTGCACCCATCTGTAGGTCTTGCCCTTGAACGGACCTGTCTCAACGGTCAAGTCTAACTTCTCCTCCTCTTTTTCGAGCCACGACCCTTTGGCTGTGAGCGCAGCATCGGAGAGGAATCGCGTACTCTTATACATCGGATTATACTCTGTAAAGTTGATGTCACCCAACGGATGAGTCTGGCCAGAAAGAGCCGGCAGCAACTCGTCAGTTACCTTTTTTAGCGGAAAGAACCTCGCTTCGTCCCCCACAAGAGCACTGAAGGTATAACTGTTTGCACTCGCAGTCTGAGAGAGGGATATAAGCACCCATCCGGCACCATTGGCAAACCAGATGTAATTGTCATAGTTCTTAGGCTTGAAGATACTCTCACGGGCATGTTTCGGCGGGCGACCCCAACCGAAGTGTATGCCCTGCGTAAAGCCGAACATACGCTCCATGGCCGCCATCGTACTCGGTATGGTCTTGCCGAAGCCCTGTTGCCGCGACACAGCCACCCATGCGCCGAGCATACCAGGCATGGAGTTGCTTGCCATCCAGACGTAAGGAGCCACAAGTCCGTCGGTCTTACCCACACGGCGGGCAGCAATCACTCGCTCGTCCTTGGCTCCCATGTATAGCGACTGTTGCTGGAATTTAGTTAAGTATATGTTATGCGCTTGCTGCATTTTTTGAGTTTTGAGTTTTGAGTGTTGAGTTTTGAATTATCGGCTATGCCGATTTTGAGTTTTTGATTTTTGAGTTGTTGCTGCGTTTCTCCTGCTTGGTTTTGAATAATTCAAAATTGGATAATTCAAAATTGCCAACGGCGACAATTCAAAACTCAAAATTCCTAATTCCTAATTGCCGAAGGCTTATGTCCTATGTGCCATTTGTTGCACGTCCTGCATCTGTACACCGTCATACCCTGCGCCTGTAGCTTCGGGTTCTGGTTTAGATATTCCCAAGCATCATCCTCCGTCTCGTAAGCCTCCTTCGCCTTCCATGAGCGTTGCTTGCGTGTGTAGTGTTCAGGGTCCGGCTTGAACGGCGGAACCTTGTTGAAATATTTGTGTCGGTTGTTACTCATGTCTTGTTTTTGTGTTGTTGTCGGTTGTTTTGTCAGAAGAGGGTAGGCTGTGCCAGCTCCAGTTTGATGCGCTTACAAGCCTTGTCGTAATACTCCTTGTTGAGCTCGAAGCCGATGAAGTTGCGCTTCTCGCGAATGGCTGCAATGGCAGTGGTGCCGCTGCCCATGCAGTTGTCTAATATGGTGTCGCCCTCGTTGGAGTAAGTGCGAATGAGGTACTGAATGAGAGCTACGGGCTTTTGTGTGGGATGAATCTTACCTTTCTGTGCGGCATTGCTATACTCCAAAAAGTTTGAAGGATAGTAAATGTCATTTTTTACATCAATGTTTCCAAACTTACGATACACGCCATCCCCATTTCCCTCTCTATTATCATACGACTTTTTGTTTCTAAATAAACCTTTAGTCATTTGAGGATTGTAGATGCAATCGCCATAACTGAAAACAGATATATTTTCATACTGCTTGAGAGGTCTTTTTTTTGCGTTCAAAAAACCCACTTTCATTTTCTTGTCCCAAATCCAGTCATATTTCCAATTCTTAATATTTGAAACTCTCAGAAATGTGCTAAAAGGCTCATTGCCGAACAGAACAATTGGAGCGTTTCGCTTTATAATTCTTCTGTATTGCTCCCACAACTTGTCAAAAGGAATTACGCTATCCCAAGCGCAAGCAGTAGTACCATACGGCAAATCGCATATCACGCAATCCACACTCCCGTCCGGAATCCTTTTCATCCCTTTCAGGCAGTCTTCATTATATATCTTATTCAGTTCTATCATGCTTTGTTGTTTCGTAAATCTATCAGTTAAACCATTTCACAGTTGTCTCGCCTTTATATCCTTTCTCCCACACGAACCAGGCGTAAGCCGCTGCGCTGCTGCCGTATTTGTCGAAGTTGCCATTCATGGCACATTTCAGTCGCGACGAGCTTACCCAAACACGAATGGGGGGGGGTAGAACGGAAGAGAGCGCGCCGGGCCTTGCCTTCGAGAAAAGTCAGCTTCAGGAACATCGCCACCTTCTTTCCTTCGGGAATGATGCTCAGAGCCTTCTCCACAAACTCCTGCGCATATTTGTATGGCGGATTGGTGACGATGTTTCCGTCCCACGCCAAGTTATCTATTGCGAGGAAGTCGGCCACCTCGCCGTACCCTCTATCCACAAGGTCGCGGCTCACCACCTCATACCCTGCTGCCTTCAGCACCTCGCTCATGTGCCCCTCGCCACACGACGGCTCAAGAATCCTGCCCTCAAACCGCTCCAGCTTGCACAGCCATTCCGTCGCCTTCGGCTCAGTGGCGTAGTAATCCTCCCGCTGCCGATCCGCATCCGTATGGTTGCTTGCGCCTAATGTCTTGAACACAGCAGCCGAGCCGCCCACCCAGTCCTTTCTTTTTATATTGTTGTTCATGTTGCGTAAAGTTTTTCTTGCTTATAATGGAAGTTACAGTCTCAGAAGAATTTTACGGGCTGACTATCATCGATAAGCTCGCGAGTTTTCTTAGCACAAGCAGCCACGCATTTGTCTACTGCTTCGGTGATGTCTTGGATTTGACCCTCACGCATATTATTGTATTTATCACAAGTGTCCTCTATTATTTTGTAGAGAGTCTGATTTTGTAAAGCCTCCATATAGTTCACATACTCCTTGCACCTCTTGCGCCGTGGTTCCTTTACCCAATCGATGAAGTCCTTCTTCCAGTCCTTCCATGTCTTGATTTTTATTGTTATCATTGTCACTTACATTTTAAATTGTCGTTATTTGTATAATGTCTTTTACTCTTTTGATGGAAACTGTCGAAAAGTCGTTTTTTCAAACGATGCCCATTGTTACATACAAACGATGCCCATTGTTTATACCCCACGATGCCCATTGTTTGCATCAAACAGATACTTCTGTTTTGTTTCGCTCACTCTGTACTCCCTCAGATACCACTCACATTTGAATCCTTTTCTTGGCATGAAGTCCTTAAAGTCGGTGGTGCAGAAAATCATTCGCTTGTTGCACCATCGGGCCATATCCTTTTGCCATTCGGGGATGGCGTGATTTGGATTTGTAGGGTTGCGGTATGGTTGTGCGTAGGCATACACGGCTCTGCCTTCATGGTTCTTGCGGAAGCGTTGCAGTCGCTCCCACCAGTAGTGTAGACGGTGGTAACATTCTCGGAAGTCGTTCTTTCCGCCTATCATGGTATAGAGAAAGTATTCGCCACGGAATCCTGCATCATTGATTAGCTTCATGGCTCGTTCACATTCCGCTATCTGTGCCGTGGTGTCGCAACCGAAGCGGATGCGAGAGTCTATCCATTTCACTTTGCCCAACAGTTCTGCATATTCGGTAGTGACAAGCCGTGCGTCCATCGCCTGATTGAAGTCGATATGATACCCCCCCGAATGATTTTTTCCAACTGTTCTTTTGCATAGTCGCCAGCTGCAAGGATGTTGTTATCCATTAGCACAACGTGCGTTCTGCCCCCGATGGCTATCTCTTCTATATCCATGTACGGACGGATGAACCCTTCCTTCTTTGGCACCACACACCAAAAACACTTGTTGGGACAGCCCTCGGTCAGTTTGCCGTAAGCATGGTCCTTTGGCACCCATGGGAACAACTCGTATAGTGGTTGTATTCGGTCTATCTCGTCGGGTAGACGCTTATAGATGTCGTAGCCCGTTCCACCCTTCTCCAGTCGGTCGTAGGAGAACTGCCGAAAGTCGATGTCGGGCGAAAAGTTGAAAACCTTGCTGGCATACAGTATATCGTAATGATGCCTGTCGAAAAGGTCGGTAGGCTGTGCCCATTCCACTTCATCTCCCCGCATCGTGTGCCAACGGGCAATCTTGCCGAGAGCCACGTTAGGGTATATCGTAGCTCCCCATTTCTTTTTGCCGTGTCGCCCATCCACGTCTATGAGTCCTATTTTCATCTCTATTCCCTATATTTTCTGTTTATTCAGTATCACTCTTCACTTTCCCCTCTTCACTTTCACCTTCCATATACTCGAAGTAGTCAGGTTCTTCCTCTCGCTTGTCGCTAAACATTTCTTCGTCTTCTATCTCTTGGAGGTCTTTTGTAGTAAGACCATACTTGCGGGCCATGCGCAGCTTCTCCTCTTCGGTGTAGTTGATGCGGTCGCGCTTCACGATGCTCACGTCCTGCGTGATGGCAATGCGACTCATGTCCGGCATCTCGTCTGTAGCGTCGCGCTCCTCGTCGAAGTCTTTGTAGATTTTGCCCAATGCTTCCATGCCTTTAGTCACGGCACGGTCGTTGTTCTGCTGCTTGCCCGTGCGGATGAGCCATTCTGCCGCACTGAGAAACATACCCTTATGGCGTGGACTCTCGTCGGTCTGGAAGAACCGTATCAGATGGTTGCACACCAGTACGTCGTTGTTGAGCTCCGTGACCGTGCGCGGACAGATGTTGCCATCGTCATCGAGCGTAATCTTCAGCGCAAGCACATACTCCTGCGCCTCTTTGTTGCCCTGTGCTGCCTGGTTGAAGAACAGCTCATAGTCGCGTCGGGCAATGTTGCGGCACACCGTTCGAGGGTCGATGTCCTTGTTTTGCACCCATCGTTTATAAAACTCCGAGCATATCTGCATACGGTAGCGTTGATCCAGCTTGGGGAACGCCGTCTGCATACTCGTGCCGTAAGAGAGCCACTTGTCGATGCGGGCCAATGTATTTTGCGTGATTCCTGACATAGTTTTGTGTTTTTATATAGTCAAAGTTACAATATTCCCCGTCCCCCGTGCGGACATCCTCAATATCCCGTACCCCACCATGTCCGCATTGCGTAGCATCTTATCAGTAACTTTGTTGTATAAAATTCAGGACAACAACAACACAAAACACAACACAAAAACATGAACAATCCATTCTACGTCTCGCGAGCCATTGCCGCAGTGCTCGGCTTGCTGTGGGTTCACATCGAACCCTCTATCAATTTTATCACCGTGTGCTTCTTCGCCCTCATCATCGACTGCTATACGGCGTGGAGGTGCAACCGTCGCATTTACCAAAGATACCGCGAGGAGATAAAGCGTAACCCGAAGTGTAAGATGGACGGCAAGTTGCGCTCCAAGAAAATGGCAAAAATGGTGTGGACCTTCTCGGTGCTCATAATGTGTATCTGCCTCGCCTCGTATCTCGACCGCAACATTCTTGGCTATATGAACACCCACCTCGCCAACCAGCTCACCGCCATGTACTGCCTGGTGCAGTTTGTCAGCATACTCGAAAATGAGAGCACATGCAACGGAGCGGCCTGGGCAAGAGTGCTTCAAAAGATTGTGGCTGACAAGACCGAGCGACACTTCAATGTGAAACTGAAAGAGCTGATGAAGGATAAGGAGGAGAATGAAGAGAAAAGTGAAGAGTGAAGAACGAAGAGTGAAGAATCCATGTGCTTTGCTAATGGCGAACATTCAATACTTGAAAAGAACATTCTATTTCTGTGAAATCTGTGAAATCTGTTGATAGAATAAAAATCCAAGTCACATGACAATAAGCAACATTCTTGAGCATTGGGCTTCCATCTACAAGCCCCTTTCTCACAACCCCGAAAGCGAACGCCTCGAAGACCAGAGTTTCTTCCGCATCCGCTACATCGACCTTGAGAACATCTTTTCCCGTAACGCCAACATCGTTCACTCACCGTGTATGCTATACAGCGTACTGACTACTGGCGAACTCGTTGACGCAAAGAAGGCATCTGTCTCTCACCAGGTGTGGTTTCTCGCCAAGGTGAAGGACACGCCGCAGACCCTCGGCCGTTACGACGGCAACAAGATAGAGCGCACGGCCAACGACCTCACCGACTACTGCAAGGACCTCATCGCCTGGCTTATCGAGGTGAAGCGCACAGGCCGCTGCCCCGTTACAAAGCGATCGTTTGCCGATGATGCCGTGGTGATGGCAGAGCTGCAAAGCATCGATACCAGCAGCATCTCCTTCGGCATGGTGGGCGACATCTATGCCGGACAATGGCTCGTTGTGGGCATGGACTGGAAGAGCCTGCAACCGCTCTACAACTTCGCGTGTGGTAGCAACGGTAAGTATATCGTGCCGAAAGAGGAAAACTCTGATGATAATAAAAAGTAAAACGTCATGCCAAAGCCAATACAAGCCCCAGCTTTTGATTTTAAAGACACCGCACGATGGTATCTTGGCGACGTGTTGCGTCAGCTCAAGATAAACACCGAGACGCAGTGCATCTTCCCGAAGGAGATTTACAGCGGCTTCCGGGCAATAAACGATGCCCGTGGAGCACGCGGACAATGGCACGCCGAAGGAGTGGGCGTAAACTCTTTCCAAGGCAGGATTGTGAACGACACTCCCGAAGGCTGGACCTACGAGTTTACCTACAACGACTATATGCGCTTCGTGGATATGGGTGTTGGTCTCGGCACTAAGTACAACGATGTGGATAGCGCACGAAAGGCCAACTATTCTCGCCGCTATGTCCGTTCATGGAAACGCTATGGAGCGGGTCGCTCTCAGCGTCCTGCCATTATGATGGAGCTTCGACACCTGAAATCGCGTATGCAAAACTATCTCGTTGACTTCTACGGCTACCAGGGCGAAGCACAGATAATTAAGGCTTTTGAGGATTCTGACATCCATATCACTCTCTAACAACACAAAAACAGAAGACAATGGCAACACAAAGATTAGCAAAAGTAGTAATCACGGCCAATGCCTCTACAGCCAAAAAGGTATTGGAAGAGATTGACGCTCTTGTGCAGAAATATACTGCCGACATTCAGAAGATGACTGCCGCAGGACAGGCTAATACGGCTGAATGCAAGCAAGCAGAACGCACGCTAAAGGCTCTCTCGCAAGTACAGCGTGACAATATCGAGGACACGAAGCGATTGGGCGAGGTGGTGCAAGACCTTGCCAATACTAAACTGCGTGATCTTCGCCGTGCTATGGGTTCGGGTAAGTCGGCTCTCGCAGGTCTTACCGGCTCGGATGCCGACCTGAAGAGGGCAGAGCAGATACGAAGCGAGATGAAGCAGGTGGGCGACCAAATGCGCCTTATCGAGGGTCAGTATGTTAATATAGCCGATGGCTTGAAGAATGTAAAGAACCAATCCGATCAGTGGCTCGATAAGGCCATTAAGCAACAGCGTGACCTTGTTGGTTCGCTGCAAAAGTCGGATGCGTCGTATCAGCAGAACCTTGCCACATTGAAGCAGCTTGAAGCCGAGGAGGACAGACGTAAGGGCAAGATGAGCGTAACTGAGGCACGTCAGGCTGTGAGCAATGGTAATGCTTCGGCTTCCGACCTGCGACGCGCTAAGACCACGCTTACTGAGGCTCGTGACAAAACTCCTACAGCAAATACTGGCGACATTGCGCAATACAACAAAGAGCTCCAGGAGATAGAGAAGCGACTGGAGGCTGTGTCGGGTAAGGCTCAGAAAACATCAATGAGCTGGAAACAGATGAAGCAGGTGTTGGCTGAACCTAACAAGGCTTCGGGCGAAGACATCAAGCGCACGATGGAGGTGATACAGCAGAAGATACAACAACTCCCTGCTGGCAGCAAGTATGTTGCCGACCTCCGTCGCCAATACTCCATGCTTGAACAGACGCTTAAGGGCACCCGTATGTCGCAGATGGCTCTTAACGACATTCTCACTCGTAGCAAGCAAGGCAAGGCCTCCCTTGACGAACTGCGCCGTGCATACAAGCAGCTTGAAGAGGAACTGAACCAAATCAATACCAAGAGCAAGGAGTTTGCCGACAAGCAGAAGTCGATGAAAGAACTGAAGAAGAACATCGACGAGGTGACGGGCGCGGCCAACAAGCAGGGTGGGGCATGGCATACAGCGATGAAGAACCTCACGGCATACGTCGGATTGTTTGCGATATTCAATCATGTAAAAGACCTCGTTGCGGGTGCCATCAAGAAAAACTTTGAGTATTCGGGTTCGTTGACTGACATCCGTAAAGTCAGCGGTCTAACGATGGAGCAGGTAAAACAACTCTCCACCGAACTGGCTAAAATCGACACCAGAACAAGCGTGAATGGACTGGCACAACTCGCGTATGAGGCATCTAAGCTCGGCGTAGGAAAGTACGGAGTGGAAGGTATGGCTCAATTTGTAAGAGCCGCCGATAAAATTAACGTAGCAATCGGCGAGGAAATGGGTGAAAAGGCCCTCCCATCATTGCTGAAGATGACGGAAGTGATGGGTCTTATCCCGAAGATGGGACTCGAGAAATCCATTGAAGCTGTAGGATCTTCTATGTTTAAGTTGGCTTCTACATCTACTGCCACGAGCAGTGACATTACTGAATTTGCGAAGAGATGCACGGGTGTGGCACGAACAGCCGGTATAACAACCGACCAGTTACTCGCCCTTGGTAGTGCGTTCAGTGCGCAGATGGCTTCGCCCGAAGTTGCAGCCACCGCTATGTCTAAGTTTATCGTGGCGTTGCAGAAGAATCATAACTTGATAGAAAAAGACCTTGCCATTCCTGCTGGAACCATTAACAGCATGTATCAGGCAGGTAACGCTATGGATGCTATTGTCCTCATTCTTGAGAAGATGAAGGAGAAGGGCAATATGAATGCTCTTGGTGAAATCTTCGAGGACGTAGGTGGCGACGGTCAACGACTCATTTCTTCTATGGTTACAATGGCTAAGAACGTGGACATGTTGAAAGACCATCTCTACGAGTCGCAGGAAGCTTTCGAGGAAGCCACCGCTGTAGGCAAGGAATACTCGATGCAACAGATGAGTGCAATAGGTATCCTCGAAAGAGCCAATAATCTTTGGGAGAAGGCATTTGTCAATCCTGATGGTGTGGATGCAGTGAAGGGAATGGCAGAATGGTGGTATGAGATGTCGAAGACCATGACAAGCAGCCCATTGTTGAAAGGAACGTTGCAGGTTGCTTTGCAGATGGTCCTTATTTCGCTAAAAGGTATCGCAACATTTCTTCCAGTGATTATCGGATATATGGCATCGCAAGGTGTATATTCTGGACTGAGACTTCTTTATCAATATGTAGCAGCACTCGGTATGGCTGGAAAGGCCATGTTCCAATATGTGAGAGCTCTCTTCACGGCTAACGCAGCGCAAAGCACGTTGAATAAGACAATGAAGCTGAATCCGTGGATAGCCCTTGCGAGCATCATTGTCGGTGTGGCAGGAGCTATATATGGATATGCACAACGTGCAAAGGAGGCAGCACAGGCCGAGAAGGAAGCACAGCGACAAGCTAACGCATGGCGCGAAACTCTTGGACAAGCTGCCGTGGAGACCAGTAATCTAAACAAAAAGCTTGCAAACTATAAGCGGATGATAAGCGAGGCAAACCTTTCGCAAAAGGAACGTCAGGGAATTATATCACGATTTAACAGGGATTTCCGCTCTTATATCACTAAACTTGGCATCGAGATTAAGAGCGTCAAGGATTTGCGAGACCATTATTCAGAACTGGCACAAGAGGCTCAAAGAGCTACTTATTACCGTATGCGTGAGCAAGCGAAACAACAAGCATTGCCTAAGTTGGATTCCAACAGAAATGCAGCTTCCAACGCATTGATGGCTTATGTCGAGAAGTTTGGGTTGACAAAACTTGGTGTCACATTCCAGGACATAGACCGATGGGTAACCGCAGGAATAGGTGGCGATGCTCTGTTTATGAAATTGGCGAAAATGGCTCCGAAGGAGAAGACGGGCTTGGTTGATGGGTTTAATTGGAAAATAGGCAAGCAAGGTTATATATATCGTGACACTTATGACAAAAACAGCAAGGCGGCTCCTTCTACAGACTTTCAGACTCAAAAAGATCTCGTCGATTTTCTTGCTGTTTCTCGTTGGTATGTCAATGCGACAAGAAGAAGATCGAATACGTTAATTAATATTGATAAGGCTTATAAAAACTGGGTGCCTGTAGGATATACGGATTATACCGAAGACGATCCAGGCACTCTCGGAAAAGACGCTCCGGATAAAGACGCAATCCGTCAGGAGGCTCGAGACAGGCGCGACCAAGAACGTGCTTGGCGTGAGAAACTGAAGCAGAAGCAAGATCAGGCGAAGGCTATCATGGATGACGTGGACAATTACTATGACCGTCAGATTAACGCAAAAATCGCTCAAGCTATATCTCTTAAGATGGACAAGACTGAGCAGGAGCAGTTCGTCCTTCCTCTAATACAAAACAAAGAAATAGCCCGTTCTCAGGTACGCCTTGCTGTGGCTGGCAAGGAAAACAAATGGGAAGACGCAAAGAAGATGATGGCTGCTGATATGGTTGAACAAGCGGATGAGACGGGTGTAAACCTTTCAAAAGATTTGTTGGACGGCATATTGAACAACAACATCGAAAATTTGCGCAAACTTATGGAGCAGTTGGGCAACAGCCTCGGTCTGTCTATGAACTCCATCACAGCGCAAATCTTCGCAAAAGCCACACGCAGCGAACAGGAACTTCTGAAGATGCAGCTCAAGCAGATGGAGGCTCGCCGTAAGATTGCTATGGAGCATGACTATACGGGTATTGTTCAGCAGAACTCGTATGACAACTTCAATGAAATGGGTTATGCCGCGCCTACAAAGGAGGAGACAACCATTACGAAGAAGATGGTTGGCGGTAAGGAGGTTCTCGACAACTCGGCTTTCGAGAAGCGTAAGAAGGTCATCAAAGAGATGTTTGAGGCAGCTCGCCGGAATATAGCCCAACTTTATACGATCGATGTTACTACTACGAAGGGTAGGGGAATGTTGATGAAAATGCTCTTTGGCGATGATCCCGACGGCATGGCTGCTCGTATCAAGACATCGTTGGGGGAGAGCGAAGATAGTTGGAAGGCTTTTTATCAGAACCTTATCCAGTATTCGGACAATTATGCGGAAGCCGAGAAAAAGAAGTATGACTCTGCAAAGAAAATAGTTGATTTTTGGTGGTCATCCAACAAGCGCAATCTTGCCCAGCAAGCAAAACTGCGCAAGATGGAGAACGAAAGCAAGATGTTTGGCAAGCGCACAAACTTTCTCTCTAATCTCGGTCTTGCCGATCTCACGGCCGACCCGGAGATAGAACTGATGAAGGCGCGTATGCAAGCTGCTGAAGATTATTACGCCTTTGTAGAACGTAACACGAAGAACAAGCAGCTTATCGACGAAGCCGAACGTGCCCGTCAGGAGGCGGAACTTGCCTATGCCAATCAGATGGCAACAGCCATGAAGTCGCGCCTCTCGCAGATGAAGGAACTTGTGCGGCCCATTGAGGATTTTGGCGCAGCCGTAGGCCAGGCTCTTGCTGAAATGCGCTATGATGCCGAGAGCGCAAATGACGCTATAAAGTCTGCCCTCAAGTCTATGCTTGAATCATGGGGAAAGATGGCTGTCAACGATGTCAACACTCAGATGTGGAAGGCTATCAACGATGCAGCGGCCAAACGGGGCAGAGCAAACGCCCAGCCCGACATCGACGCGGCGCGTGCCAACGCAAAAGCCAACTATACCGATTTCAATGGTATTGATTGGCGCAATTTCGGCACAGAGTCTAATCCTTTGTGGGTGCGATGGACAGGCGACCATTACGAGGATAAATCGGGCTATGTTGTTTCTACAAAGGAGGATGGCACGCCATTGTCAAATCCCGACGGTAGTGTTCCTCAAACCGACGAACCACCAAGAGCATGGCAGAAACGTCATCCTGACGGAACGATTGATGATTATAATAAGGAGGTAGCCGGTCTTGGAGGACAAATCGGATCTGCGGCCGTTGATGTTGCCACTGGTAATAGTGATATGGGCGAGGCGGCTGCCGACATTGCTATGGGTGGTGCAAATGCGCTTCTTAACGCTAATATCAAGGTTGGTAAGAAAGATGATAAGGATAAGAAGAATCGCAAAAAGGAACTTTCAGATGAAAAGAAACATCAAAAAGAGCTTGCCGAAATAAAGAAAAAAGGAGTCAAAGATCAGGAAAAGGCTGTGGAGAAGGGCCAGAAGAACATGACCCAGACAACAAAAGAGGGTAGCGAGGATCAGAAGCAGATAACAAAGATCGGGCAAGATGTCATGCTTGCAGGCACCGAGCAGGTGCTTGCAACGACTATAGCGGCTAAAAAGAAGACCGATGACGAGGCCGTGAAGAGCGAGGCGGATAGTACAGAGGCGCGTGTGAACCTCTCGCTTGCAGGTGCCGTTGCCAAGTGTTTCGACTTTCTGGGTCCTATCGCTGGCCCTATCGCGGCTGCCGTTGTCACGGCAACCTTAAATGGTTTGCTCCAGTGGGCTATCAGCTCTGCTTTCAGCAAGAAGAGCAGCTCAAACAAAAAATCAAACATGAAGGTAACGTCGGGTATGCTCACCTACGATTCCGGCAACGTGCAAGACCTCCGTCCGTTCGTCGGCAACGATGGTAGTCTTTATTGGGCAACCGAGGACAATAAGCCACACGACGGCGTAAACCTCCTTACACGTCCTACCGCCACCACCATCAACGGTCATCCGTCCCTGGTAGCCGAAAATGGTCCCGAGTTGGTAATCGGACGTGAGACAACCCAGGCAATGATGATGAACAATCCTCAGTTGTTGAAGGCTCTCGTCAATTACGACCGCAACTATTCAGGTCGTCGCGCCTACGACGCTGGCAATGTAGCCGAAACAAGCCCCACGATAGCCGCAGGATCTTCTGTAAGCGACGAAATGGTGTCTTACCAAGCTAACACCAACGTCGCCCTTCTGCAAGCCGTAAACACGCTCCTACAACGTCTGGAGCAGCCAATCGAAGCCAAGATTGATATGTATGGCCGTGGCAAGCTTTATGACAGCATGACAAAGGCAAATCAGTTTATGAAGAACAAATAGCCTGCCGCAAGCTGCCTTTGCTGCAATCCGCAAGTAGCAGAGCATTTCCCTTGCGCCACACTTTTCGCAAGCGGCAAAGCATTTATCTTGCGCTATCTTTCACAATTAGCAAAGCATATATCAGGTCGTCGCGCCGTCAGGCGAGGCGACCTTTTCCTTTAGCTTCACTCGCATTTCTTCCGTTTTCCTTACTTATTCAAGAATAAAATTCTGTCCCCAGAGTCTAAACCTACGAACATTTGTAACTCATTAAAAATCATGGACATTACATATAACATATCCATCAAAAGTCCATAAATCTACTAAAAAACGCTACTACCCTATATAAATTTTGCCAATTTTCTTTCTTTCCCATTTTCAAAATTCCCCAACCCTAATAATATGGTTAGTAGCATTAACGCCTATGGCGTAAATAATTGACATTTAGTAAGTTGTAAGGAAGATAAAAGCAACTAAGGGAGCGAAAATTGCGTATAGAATGCCTTATTTCTACTATTCTTTCTATATTTTTTGTTCTTTGCGCTCGTATAAGTATATAAAAAATTACCCCCATTTTTAAACTTTTAATAGATAAATAGCGGAAAATCAGAAAGTTAAATCACTTTTTGAAAAATTCATTGGGGGGGTCACGAGGTGGATTTTGGGTGGACAACGGAAGCGTTTTTCAAAATTACGGACTTTCCATTTTTAGACATTTTCTGAAAAAATGGACTCGAAAACTAAAAACTGGACTTTTGAAGGCTGTAAAGTCCAAAACAAAACTTAGGCTCGTATAGCTAAAAACAACAGTAAAAATTATTGGTAAATAAAATAAAAGTTAAATACGATAGAAAAAGTTGGTAGTGTTAATTATAATTCTTATTTTTGCAACGGTAAAAATGACAATTATTAATATGTTCGACGAGATATGCTCTGTATATGAAGATGCGACCGATGCCAAAGGCCGCTTCGTTGACCGCGAGACGGGCGAGTGCATCCAGCAGATGACTATCCGTGAGTTTTGCTTAACGGATCGTTGGAAGCCGTATGTGCAGCAACTTCGTGCTATGCGCAAGGAGTTTGGTAGCAAAGCCAAGAAGATGCCTGAGTATATCAAAACAAAGAAGAAGTTACCTGGAGCCACTCTTAGCGGCTTGTTCGCCCTCTATGAGGATGACAGCCTTACGCATCCGGGACAGCGGGTAATGGTGAGCCGCCGTGAGACGCATCTAAAGCAGCATACTGGCTGGCTCGCCATCGACATTGACCTCGACGACAATATGCAAATGAGCAATTTTGAAAATGTGCGCACGATATGCCGTTTTCGTTCTGAGATAGCCTTGCTGATGCGGTCATGCTCCGGCAGCGGATATTTCGGTCTTGTGCGCTTGGCTTATCCTGATAGGCATAAAGACCAGTTCAAGGCTCTGTTGAAGGATTATGCTGCTTGTGGCATTACGCTCGATAGGTCGTGCGGCAATATAGGTCGTGTACGTTTTGCGTCATGGGATGATCCTGAGCATATATATATCAATGAGAAGGTAACTGCCTATACAGGACTGAACGACCAAGTGGTAATGCCCCTGCCTTTGTCTCGCTTACATCATTCATCTTATGCGGAAACTCGCCATGGATCTTCAGCTAAGAATGGTGTTGTCATTGGCGATTGGCATGATGACACCCCCGAAATAGTTTACCGTAAGGTGAAACGACTTGTTGAGAAGGTAGAACAACAGCATGTAGATTTGATGGCAGGACACGAAGCTGGATATATAGAGTGGGTGTATTGTGGGATGTCTCTTTATCATCTGGTAGGGCAGGCTGGTTACGACTTCTGGAAGCGAGTATCGCGATTCCGTCCAGCGGATTCTACATGCGGACATCATGAGAGTGATTTCTCTAAGAGGTGGCCTTCGTTTGCTCAATACTCCAATACAAAAAATTTCTTCTTCAAGCAGTGTATGGATAAACACATCACATTGACGAGGGATGATTTGTTGGAGATATACGGATAAAGAACCTAAAATTTCAACGAAACACTTTTTTACAAGTGTTAATTTGGAAACTCGAAAAATGGCAAAAACATCCCGATTTTCGCAAAAAATGAGGCTTACGCGTATTTTACGCGTATTCACTTCATGTTCACTTCATGTTTACTGATTCTTTACTGATTGGTCAAATGTTAAAATTTAAACAAAAAACGAGATGAAACTGATAACAATTACCGGTCCGAGTGGTGCGGGCAAAGATACCGTGGCAAAGATGATGTCGGAGATGACCGACTGGCCTGTTATCTGTTCTTACACCACACGGCCGAGACGTTTTGGCGAGGTTGCCGGCGAGGATCATTATTTTGTAGATAAATGTGACGTGCCTCGCGAAAAGATGTTAGCTTATACCCAATATGGAGGCTATGAGTATTGGACTACGGTAGACCAAATAAAAGGCATAGCCATCTATGTGATAGACGAAGCAGGGCTGGTTGATTTGAAGAAACATCATCCCGAAATTACGGTCTATTCTATTTACGTCTTCAGTGCAGCAGCGGCACGTCTGACAAGAGGTGTTAAACTCGTACGGATATTGAGAGACGAAGAACGTCTGAATTTGGCCGCAGATATTAGCTTCGATGATCGTATATACAATGACTTCTCTAAGGATCTAAAAGAGCTGCGCTTTGAGGTAGCAAGATGTGTTTGCTACATGCCGTTTGTCAAAGAACATCTCGATCCGTATGATTTAGAAACCCCGCATTTTACTGACTAAAGTTTAAATATATAAACAATGAAATTTACAGAACCATCTATAGAGTGGTGGCAGCAGACCACTCTTGCGCAACATATAGCAAGGGTGGGCAGAATATGCTACAAGGCTAAGGGCAAGCAGCCCGAAGAAGGAATGACCGAAGAGGAGGTGGAAGCCTTCATTCAGAAGCGCGACGAGGAACGCTGCAAGGGTTTCTGGGACAGCGGACATCGCTCGATGTATCGCCACGGCACCGTCTACTTTTTCATGCCTAACGAAAAGGGCCTTCCTAACTATATCTGGGCGTATCTGAATGCTTCGCCTTACATCGACTATGCCACAAAGAACCATAAGGTATGGATCAGCACCAACATGCAGTTCATGCTTGAGAACATGAACCTAATGGACGCGCTTAGATCGTATGGTGTCAGCGAAGACGAGTTTATAGAGAAGGCTCAGAAGTATGAGTGTGAAGAAGCATTCTCCATTATCCGTATGACGATGGTAGTGACCACACAGATAAGCACATCGCGCGAGCTTAACCGCACGTCGCCCAACAGCATAGCCGAGCAGAGCACACGCTACTGTAACCTTGAGAAGAAAGGAGGCGTACAGATAGCGCTTCCGCATTGGTACGATGAAGGCACACGTTGGCAGCGCATGGTGTACGGCTTTGTATGCCGGGTGTGCGAGTGGGGCTATAACCGACTGCTGAAGGCAGGATTGAAACCAGAAGATGCCCGTGGCGTTCTGCCTCTTGATACCTACACGGTGGTGGCATACACTTACACCATTGCCGACTGGAAGAACATCATAGACCTTCGCTATCATGGCACAACCGGCAAACCGCATCCTAACGCATATCTGGTGGCAGAACTGATATGCAACAAGATACTGGAGCGTATGCGTGTATATTTACCCGATTTTGAAATATAACGAACATAAAAAACATTATGCAGCAATTAACATTAAATGAATATCAGGAGAAGGCAATGACCACCTGTTTGCCTACATGCAACAACATTGCCTATATGTCAACGAACCTGTGCGGCGAAGTGGGTGAACTTCTCTCTAAGCTTGCAAAAGCCATCCGCAAAGGCAAGCTGTTTATCGGCACAAGCGACCGTGACGAGAACGGCGAACGCATCATGACACAGACCCTTCATGGCGTGACCGAGCAGGAAATGAACGACATAAAGAAAGAATGTGGCGATGTTATGTGGCAGATGGCCGGACTTTGTTCTGTGCTTGGTTTCAGTCTTGAAGATGTGTGCCGTCAGAACCTTGAAAAATTGCAATCGCGCCAGCAGCGCGGTTTGATTGACGGCGATGGAGACAACCGTTAATTTTGAGACAATAACACTTCTTATGATAAATAGAGTAGTTTATGGCCAAATCAAATCCCTTAATATCGCGTGAAGAGCTTGTGCGCCAACAGCCCACCATCTACACATTCAATTTCAAGGATGTTCCCGTAGAGAAATATGCCGAGATGCTGGACGTGCTGTTCCATGCTCCCGCCTTCTGCGAGATTGTTGACAAGCGCAACAGGTTTGTCATGTCGGCAGACCGTTTGCGTCCGGGCTCGAGCGAAATGATAAATCTCGTGAAGATCATCCAACAGAGTGACCGCAAGTTGGCGGATGCTGTTTTCTCTTCACTCGTTCAGACAAATCTGCGGTCTAACGTTTCCTATGATTTTCTGTCTTTCTCAACCTTGTTGCGCTATTATGTAAACTATCAAAAGGACGGCATCAAGGAACGTGTTGACCGTTTGGCCTGCAACCTTGACAAGGTGACGTTCCTTGCTGATCTGCTTGAGTCGATTGTTACTGACATCAAAGCAGATATGAACGTCTTGTTTGACGGCAAAATGGAGTTTAACCAGTTTGATGCCGTCGCCAAGGTGCTTGAGCAGCTTCGCGGCTTCTTCAACTCGGCCCGATCCAAAAACGAGACTTCACCCGAAGCGCAGCTCTATTTTGAATATTCCGACTCCATAAACGATTATGTCGGCAAGCGTCTGAAAACCTACACGGCAAAATATCGTAAGATGCACCCTGCTGTCACAACACATACGGAGGCAGACCTCATAGAGGCTTTAAAGATCTTTTTTGGAGACAACAAAGCCTTTTCTCTTGAAGCAGCACACCTCTCAGGCTTTATAGGCCATACCGAAGCAGGTGGCGCGTTTATCGATGCAGCCAAACTTTATGTTGTGCTTGACGGTGTTCAGCGCGAGAAGATGGAGACTGTCATGGCAAAGAAGAAACTGACACTGAAAAAGGACAACGAAACAGCATACTGTCTGACCCTAACCGACACGCTTCTTGCCGTGTACAGACAATCCCGTAAAAAATTTAAAAAAGAATAGCTATGCCAAACATTTATCTTCGCATGCCTGCTGTCCGATGCCAGTTTTTCCGTCATCGCGATCCGAAGCACACGCTTGCTCCTGACGAGCCGTTGATATTCAACGCCTATACGCCTGAATATCGCATTATGTGGAGCTATCTATCCAATAGCGAATCACTCAGAAACACTATAAACATGCAGTGTTTTTCATATCATCAATGGCATAACATGATGACGGGTAAGTCTCCTCTCGACGGTAAGCCTGTTTTTCATCGCAACTCGGCAGAATATCTTACCTTTGAGGAGGTACAACGGTTGAACGGCATCCGCGATTACAACAAGAGTGATAGCGTTGACTATTTATGTGTAAAACTGCCCTCGGAAATTGAGTTTGTTGATGTCGTAAAACAGGTAACTCCGTCATGGAATTTACTTCCCCGTGGAGTTATAGAGCTAATGATATGTCTGAATAACGACTTTAAACGCTGCGTTGTAGAATGGGCCTTGGCCACGTTTGACTTTTGCACGTCTAACAACACGGTGCTGTGCCGAAAGCACGCGAGCATGCTCGAGCGTTTTCTTATGCGCTACGGCATGGATCCGTCTCAATCGGAAAAAGACAACTTGAGACGCATCATAGAAAGATGGTTTGCAGCAGACAACAACAATTTTAAGTCTTACTCATGCGCCGACATGCAGTTTGTTGACAGCAAGGAGAAGGCTTTTTCTTTCGAGAGAATAAAATGGGAGTGACTGTTACTAACTGTTAACGTCCTGTATAATATATGTTAAAAAACGGACTTTTATAAAAGCAAAAATGGTTGAAGCGGAAAAATGTTTAGAAACTTTCCTCGACGGGGTGTCAGACTTGTATCTTTACACCCCTAAAGAGACGGTGTTGCCCATACCTTTTAATGTGGGACAGCTGACCGAGATGAACAAATGTCAGTTGCCTAAAACCCCAGCTCTTCATATTTCTACAATAGAGAATGAGGACATTGTGGCGAGCAGCTTTACGGCAAAATCGTCAAGTTCAAAGGCAACGTTGGGACTCTTATATACCTATGATATAAGCGTTAATGTCGAAAAAGGGTATAAAAAAGTGCCCGATATAGTGAAAAATGTGGCACATGCCGACTTTTATGTCGTCTTGCGCCGATATGACGGATCGCTTCTGCTGTGCTACACCATGCCCGGCACGTTTTCAAGCAACAGCGTATCTTCGTGCTCGCAGACAGCAACCGAAGCGACAATTTCCATAAAAGCACAGGCTCTGTCTGATTTTATAAAAATGGACTTACTCTAATCAAATAGAAAAGACTTTGTTAATAGTAGTTTTTTGAACAAATTTTCATTTTTCAGCCGTTGTCCGTGAGGATAGCGGCTTTTTCTTTGTCCTAATGTTAAAAACCACGGTCTTTAATTTTGCACATGGATAACACAGCGGGGTGGAGCAGCTGGCAGCTCACTTGGCTCATAACCAAGAGATCGAGGGTTCGAGTCCCTTCTCCGCAACATTTAGCAACCAGGTAAAGAGGTTGTATTCAGGATAACAACACAAAAACTATTCAGATGATAACTACACTTCTTGAACTCTCCACTACTAAATACTGGATGATGCACCCGCCGATGCTCAATGCCTTGCGCATTGGCATACAGGAGAACATCGCCGGTCGCATTGCCCTTACAGCGGAGCAGACCGTTAAGCGCATGGCATACGCTATTGGTATGACAGCCAATGGCGAGAAGTTGCAATTCTCCATGTCTTCAAACGACGATGAAGGCAATGGACGCGAACCGAGCGAAGAAACCAACAAGTTTGTAGCCGTGCTGCCCGTCTGCGGTCCGATTACCCGTAACGGTGATGCTTGCTCTTACGGATCAATCGACTTTCGCGACATGATGATACAGACTTCCGACCATGAGGAGTGTAAGGGTATCGTCGTTTACATCAATTCCGGCGGCGGTTCTGGGAACGCTATTCCTGATTACAAGTACGCTATTGACTATGCTCACAAGCAGGGCAAGAAGGTTGTTGCTCTCGTTGACGGCGACTGCTATTCGGCTGCAATGTATCTTGCTGTTCTTTGCGACGAGATTTATTATGTGAACGTAAAGGACGGTTTTGGATCAATCGGCGTTTATGGAGGTTTCTACACCATGAAGTCGGGCGAGAAGAACGTCTATACAAACGAGACTTGGAATGAGGTGTATGCTACACAAAGTTACAACAAAAACGAGTGGTATCGCAAGGCGACCGACGGAGACTATTCTCTTCTGCAATCCGATCTTGACTCTCTTTGCGAGGAGTTTATGTCGGATGTAAAAGCGGCTCGCCCCAATGTTACTGACGAGCATCTTCATGGAGCAACATTCGACGCGAAGGAAGTGGAAGGCATACTCAATGACGGACAGTCTACCCTCTCTGAGATTGTAAATCGTTTCCTTGCGGATGCAAACTCGAATTCAAAAGCTGATGCCACAGCAACCAACACAAATACTAATATAAATATGGAGAAATATCCTCTTATTTGCAAGGCTTGTGGATTGCAGGCTGGCGAGATTGCCGTTACGGAAGAGGGCGCGTATATGAACGCCTCGCTTCTTGATAATCTCGAAGTCCACATGAAGGAAGCCGAGCAGAAGGTGACTGATGCCGAGCAGAAAGCCACCACAGCGGAGAACGCTCTCGCAGAATTGCAGGGCAAGTTTGATGAACTCTCCGCCAATGTAAACGCAGCCAACGAAGCAAAGGAAGTCGCGGAGACCGCACTCGCCCAGGCTAACGAGGCTCACAGTAAAGAACTAAGCGACCTTAACGCACAGCACACCGAGGCTCTTGCCAAGAAGGACGACGAGCTGAAAGCTCTCACCGAGGCAAAGGACAAAAAGATTGCCGACCTCACAGCTGCTAAGACTGAGACCGAGGCAAACCTTCAGACCGCAAAGGACGCACTCGCCACAGCCGAGCAGTCGCTTGCCGACAAACAGGCTCAGATTGACGAGCTGACCCACGATGCTGGCACAGAGCAGAACGCTGGCGAGGCTCCTGAGAACAATGGCGAGGGAGTGAAGGCGCAGACATTGCGCTCGTTCGACCCAAGCAAGTACAAGACTAACGTCGAGCGCAGAGAAGCCTTTGAACGCTTCAAGCGTGGTGAGGAATAGTATTTCCCTACCTCAGTCCTCAACCAACACAAAAACAGACAACACAACAGCAACACAAAAACACAAACAATTATGGCAACACTTCCAAACAACTTTATCGGTAAGGATGCGCTTCAGCATGTAGCCGAGCAGGTTTCTAAGGAAATCCTTATGGGTATTGGTTATACCGATCCCGCAGAGACCGACCGTCTTGGTATCGACATTATCAGCGGTATGCAGTTTAAGCGTACCTTCCACATTCTTCTCCGCAAGGGTGGTACAACCCGTCGTAAAGACGTTCACTCAGTAGTAAACAGTCAGGCGGGCTTTTTGACTGAGCGTACGCTTGTCGCCCGTCTTGCTTGGGATCACTTTACCGATTCTATTGACGCATATTGTGAAACAGTATTCGGTACGGACGCTCAGGGTCAGTACCCGATGTCAACAGCAGCGGTAGAAGCAATCCTTCGCAATTACGCCGATAACCTTGCCGCTAACTTCTGGTTTGGCGACATCTCGCTCGACGATGGCAAGGAAAATGTTCCTGCCCACAACCAGGCATTGGCTCTCTATGACGGTATTCACACCTGCATCAAGCATGACATCGAGGCTGGCATTATCTCTGAGGCTAACGGCAACCTCATTCCTTGCGAGGCTATCGACGCTCCTGCTGACAACAACGACTCTACACCTTACGACAACTTCTACAACTGGTACCTGAAGTGGGACGCTCGTCTGCGCAAGCAGAAGACTCTTGTCTATATGAATGAAATCACTGCTCATAACATCGCAGCTGGCTATGCCAACAAGTATCACGGCAACTACAAGGTTGATTATGACGCAGGTGGCAATTTCGTTTTGCCTGGAATGTCAAAGGTTACAATCTGTCCTGTTTCTGACTTTGGTGTAGGCGACCGTATGTACGCCTCTGTACCGAAGAACCTTGTTTACGGTGTAGATACACTTAGCAACGAGACTTATGTGGGCGTTAAGGTCGGCACGGACACAGATTTGCGCCAAATCCAACTCCAGATTCAGTCAATACAGGGATCCGGACTGAAGGTGCCCTACGCACACTCGTTTGTAATGTCGGATGGTAATCTCGCTAACCCTGACTTTGTAGCTGGTGATTACACCAACTCTAACCTCGTTGTTACTCTCGCTAAGGCCAACGCTCAGGACGCGGGCAACATCGACGGAACAGTGAAGGTGAATGGCGCTCCCTACAAGGATTCTATCGAGACTTCTGTAAATCAGGTTATCTCGCTTGAGGCAGCTGACGGCACCAACTACAAGTTTGTAAACTGGAGCAATGGTTCGACCGAGAAGAAGATCCAGATCACTGCCACTGGCATGAGCATGGGCTTGATAGCCTTCTTCAAGAAGAACGGCTAATCCTTAACGGAGTTTCTTTCACTCTATATTTTCAAGGGCGATGGTCGTGGCTGACCTGACGGAATATGCTAACCCGTCGCCCTTCTTTTTAATCAACACAACAACACAAAAACTTATAAGAATATGGCAGTAACAGCAACATGTCCTGAGATCAAGAATGTTTTCGCCGCTGACGAATGCTTAGAGAATTTTGGTGGCCTTGGCGTTAATGTGTATGTTTTTGACAAGGGCGACCTCAAAGCTCCTTTGAAGGCAGAAAAAAACATTTATCCTGCGCTGACCACCGAGTCGTTCAACACAGGTAAGGGTCTTTACAAATTTGAGTGCAAAGAGGGCAGTCAGGGACATACTTTTGAGAGCCTTGGCCGTAGAAAAGGCTTCAAACAGCAGCTTGACTATGTGCTTGAGAGTGTAAACGCCGATTCGGCAGAGGTAACTCGTGCTCTGAACAACCGCGACCTTGGCTATATCATCCAGGATGGCGCGAAGAGCATCATCGTGTACGACGCTCAGCACAAGTTTGAGTATGCTTCTGGTGGCATCAAGGGCGACACTGGTAAGAAAGCTGAGGACGACCGTCAGGTTGAACTTAGCGGTTCTCTCCAGCCTACAGCCTACGGACGCTATGAGATTGCAGAGCCTGAGACCGGTGGTTGGGACTCGCTCCTTGCCTCAAAAAAAGAGTAAGCGATATTGAGCAGCAGAGCGAAAGCAATATCGCAAAAGAAGCGCTCGACGATGCCGATCCTTCTTTCTTCGGCACAAGTGACGAAAAAGACGGAACGACGGCAAAGAAGATCGTAAAATGATCGCTCACGGTTAAAAATCTTCAAAGTCATATTTCTCCGCATTTGTCAGTCTTTAACATAAAGACTGGCAGATGCGGTTTTTTTATTTGTATAACGTGGATGCGGAAATTTTTCGATTATTTCCGCATCTGTGTAAACCGTATTTTTTGTTCTTTGCCCATAAGCTATTTTTACTTTTTATTTTAGAATTAGCATTTTTAATAGCAAAATGTAACATAATATTATTTTATATGCTAATTTTGCAATTAGAAAAGCTTTTTTGATTACATTATTGTAAATGTAGAATAACTAAAAATATAGAGTTTATGGAACTAAGACATTTACGCTCCTTTGTTTATGTCGCCGAAACAAAGTCGTTTAGTACAGCTGCCACACGTTGTTGCGTCACCCAGTCGGCGGTAAGCCAGCACATTCGTGCCCTGGAGGACGAGTTGGGCTGCAAATTGCTTATTCGCACATCACACGGCATTATGCTCACCGAAAGTGGTGAAGCCCTGTTGCCTCGTGCCAAAGAGATACTGAAGCAGACCGAGGACTGCAAAGAGCAAATCAATGCCCTCAACAACTGCATGACCGGCGAATTGCGCATTGGTGTAGGCTCGTTTATTTCTCCGTATATTCGTATGGCAGCATTGATATTCATGGAGAGATACCCCAACGTGCGTATCAATGCTGACTTCACCAAAGCATATTTTCTAAATCAGTCGCTAAAGGCGCACATGTTAGATCTTGCTTTCACAATGAATATGGCATACCGTCACGAAGGAATAGAGTCAAGACCCTGCATACCCTTTAACGTGTATGCTATTATGCGCGACACCCATCCGCTTGCCTCACTCTCAAAGGTGTCGTATGAGGACATTCTGAAGCACCCCATCATCATGCCTGACGTAGGTGAACGTGCCATTGAGACTTTTCATCAATACATACAGCGTGACCTATATAAGCTCAACATCAAGTGCATCATCAGCGACCCTGACGAAGCTCTTGCTTCGGTGGAAGAAACCAAGTACGTCACCTTCATGCCTAAGCTCTACCTGCGCAACCACCCTACCCTTGTAGCGCGTCCAATCGTAGGACTCGAACAGCAGTTGATGAGCAACGCCCACTGTATGCAGGACGTTCCCAAGAAGCGTGCCGCACAACTATTTCTCGACATCATTCGCGAAGAAGTGGTGCCATACATTTCTGTAGCCGAAGATTCACAAGGAAAGTTCAAACCGCCACCCCGATAGTCATTAGAAAATCTTATACCGAACCGAGCCTCACGTTAGCAGCGTGAGGCTTTTTTATTTAAGTATTAGTTGAAATTATACGTTATATCACCTCAAGAACACTTAATAAGAAACACTTCGCTCCCACCACTTTCTCCCATACCTTTGCAATAAGTTCAATAATGAACGAAACCAACCAAACACAAACAACTATGCAGATTAAAACTAATGACGGCAACTATGATGTTGCCAGCAAAGGCCTTGGCAACACAGCCTTGGGTCTCGGCATCGCAGGATTGGCCACCAGCTTGCTTGGAGGTGGCGTGTCGCTCATGGGCATGGGAAGAAACAACGGCATGACCGCTAACCCGTCCGACCCTGACGCGCGTTTCGTAACTAAGAGTGAGACTAACCTTATCCAGGAGAACAGCACTCTGAAGACCGAACTCGCCATTCAGAAGAGCGAGAACTACACCGACAAGAAGCTTATTGAAGTGACACAGTATCTCGACACGAAGTTGCGCCGTGTAGAAGACAAGGTAGACGCTAACAAGGATGCGCAGCAAGCCGTCAACGCACAGCAGATGGCTTACAATGCGGCAGCCAACGCCAATATCGACGTGCTCAAGTCGCAGGTAGCCTCATTGTTGAGCGTAACCAAGTTGTTCATCCCTTCAACCAACGTATGCCAGACCGGTTGCGGTTGCGGATGCAATCAGTAGGAGAATGACGTAATCCAGTTATATATATGGAATACAAAAACTCGCAAATCTTGGCGGCAGTCGTGTCCGAATGGGCACGACCCGCCATTTCGCAGATAGCCGCGGGCAACCTTATGCGCCTACCCATGCTTCAGTCTCTGCAAGCCACCATCGGCTCATTAGGCATTGTCAGTGGCAACTATGCCCTACAGAAGGACATCGAGCCACTCATTCAGCCCATCGTCAACTCGCTCGTCGCCCCTATGCTTGCCCGATATTTCGGCCAGATACCCGAAGAGAGCATACCGCAGATGGCACACGACATAGTGGAGAAGATGCGAGGTAACGGACCGCTGTCGGTGCTCGAAGGCATGGTGACGTTTGAGGAGGAAGACCTCAACGAGCTTGCCGATCTTCTTGACAAGAACCTACCAGTAGGGCAGACGCAAGGCTATCATGTAAAACATTAAACAGAGTAACAACACCAGCGGCGGCAAGCATCGTCGCTATAATAAAACAGAAACGATTATGAACAAACGTACTATTCCGGCTATCATCATAGCCACACTTGCGGCAGGTGCAACCGCCGCCGCACCCTATTATGATGTCAACATCACACAGCAGCTCTGCACACCGGCTTGTGTAGACGAGACACCCGTGTTCGCCCCGAAGTTCTCCGTCAAGAGCATTGCCAACGTAGGCACCTCACAGTATATCATCGTCATTCACGTTGAGGGCGTGATTAACTACATCCCTTGCAACTGCGGCTCGTGCTGCACACGCTCACAAGTGGTGTCGCAAGACTTCACTATTCCTGTGTTCAGCGCCACCGCCATCAATTCGGCAACAATAGCAGTGGGAACCGTCCAGAACGGCATAGCACGCATGTCGTGTTGCAGCTGTTCCAAGACTTTCGTTTCCGACTGCCCAGTAACGCTTACTCTTGTAACTACATAAAGCCATGATAGTTCTGATAGCTATAGCCACCATGATAGCCGCCACGCTCACCCAACACCTCGGACTGGCCGAAGCCATTGCCCGTGTTGTTGACAAGGTGGCATCATGCCCTCAGTGTTTCACCTTTTGGGTTACAATGTCGGCATTGCTTTACCTCGGCTACGATGTCTACACATCGGCGCTGGCGGCTATTGTGGTGGCATATCTGTCAAACTGGTTCGTGTTGTTGTTGCTTATCCTTCAACGTAAATTCACAAAGCTATATGAAAAAGAAAGACACACCACCGACCGCCTCGACCACTGAGGCAAAGGCAGAAAGCAAGCCCGAGGCGCAGACATTCTTTCCTATATTGCATGTCTCTGTGCAAAAAAGCCTGATTGTCCCACATTTTCGGGGCATTTGCCCTACATGTTAAACATATAAAACTCAAACAAAATGAATTACAAACAGATGATTGAACAGGCTCGTGCCAATGGTATGGCGACCGAGAAGAAGATGTGGGCAGCAGTAGAGACTCTCTCTACCGACCTCCTTGCGCTTGAGCAGACCGACCCTAAGCTCTACTGGCACATATTGCGCCGTCAGCACGCCGTTCTCTACGGACGGCACTATTCTGAGAAGATGGCTAACCATGATGTGAACGCTCTTGTCTATAGCGGCATGTACGACGAGGAGGGTATGCCAACCGGCGGCGGCGCACATTGGACCCGTCTCAAGGTAGACGAGCTGACTAAGGGCATGAAGTTTCACGCCAACGTCAACACATGGGACAAATATGTCGCCTTCAACTCTATGTATGCCGACCTTTGCGCTTGCATGAACGAAGAGGAGATAATCAAGGCTGCCTATGCCTTCTACTTTTGTGATGACGACTGGCAGCCCTGCGAAGACGACTGCACTAAGGTATGGGACTATAACGCCCTACACGCCACGCTCTAAATTTTGAATTTTACATTTGTTTTAAGCCAACGGGAACTCGAAATTAGCAGAAAACTTGTACTATCATTCTGTTTCTTTTGTGTTTTCTGTTGGCTTATATTTTTTTCGAGCAATTAGCGAAATTCGTTGTTCCTCCCCTTCGTTGTCCGCTTTCGATGTCCGCCCCACCAAATTAAAAACGCCTAACTTTGCCTATGAAAGAAACCTGAAAATTATGTCACAACAGAAAATCAACCTAACGCTGCCTCGCTCATGGAACGAGTGCAGCACCGAGCAGTTGGAGCTTATCTCTCGTATAATGCTTGAACAGATACAGCGAGCCGACCGTTATCATCCCTTCGACATGCGCAATGTCAAGATAGCGTGCTTCTTCGTCATGTCGGGCATAGAGATAGTGGAAGGCATAGACGAGTCGAAGCCTCTCGAAGAGCAACACTACACTTGCCGACTCTCCCCCCCGAGCCGTCGCAACCGTTTCTTCCGTCGCAAGCAGGAGGAAGAAACCTTCCCTCTCTACCTATGGGAGCTCAACTACTGGCTAACGCCAAAGCCGAAGCCCAATGACCGTAACTCGGCTGAGTGTCTTGCCTTCGGTGCCGGACTGCTCGACTGGCTTGACAACGAGCGTGGTGCTCACCTCACTCGCTTTCCCTACCCCACCCTTCGCCTTCGCAACAAGCGTGGTCTGCTACATCGCAAGACCGACTACGAAGGTCCGGCGCAGGACATGGACGGCTTCTCATGGCAGCAATATCGCTTTGCCTCCGACCTCATGGGACAATACACCTCGCTCGCCAACAACCTTGTCAAGATGAAGCAGATGGGTAAGTTCACGGCCGAGCAGATAGCACTGCAAGCCGACAGCGTAGACCAGGCACGCTCTATGTTCCTCGCCACCATCTTCAACCGTCGTATCGACTTCATCGACACCAACACCAACCTGAAGGTGCACGATTTCCATTACGACGTGCGTCAATTCGACACCCAAGCTCCACTCTTCCGCCACTTCCCCGACCACCAGTGGCAACCCATCCTCTTCTGGTGGACCGGTATGATGCACACCCTCTCACGGCGTTATCCTCATGTGTTCAAGGTTCAGAAGATCGACCGCACGCAGCGACCCTCCACCTCACTTGAGATATACACCGCCACCATCGCCACCATGCAGAAATACGCCTCGCTCACCGAAGACCAGGTGAACAACCAGTCGTATTCGCTCGTGCTGGAGCATCTGGAGCGACTCTCGAAGGAGAATGAGGAGATGGAGAAGATTCGCAAGGCGAAGTGAAAAGGGAAAAGCGAAAAGTGAAAAATTCAATAGCTTATTAACGAAAATATAGAGTATGCAAAAGATTATGTTTAACGACAAGTACGGTCTAACACAGGCCGTACTTGAAGGCGGAAAGACTCAGACAAGAAGAATAGCCTATACCGCAGGAAGATTGAGGAATATTACAGTTAGGCAGGCTTTTGAAGAAGTTAACAAAGGCAAGGCATGTCTGTTTGACGAAGGGAAACCTCTCGCTCAATCCGCTTACAAACTCGGCGAAATTATAGCCATCGCTCAGAAATATGAAGATCTGACATTTGACGATGATTTTTTCCGTATTCGTAGCAAAAAAGGAATAATCCTGGGACGCATCATGTTCGAGAAAGGATGCTTCAATAAGATGTTTGTCCGTGCGGATCTTATGCCACATCATATTCGTATTACCAACATCAGCGTAGAACGTCTGCAAGACATTAGCAATGGAGGCTGCCTGAAAGAAGGCATTTGGCGTGACGACAATGTAGGGCTTGAAGGTCCGACTTATTGGTATCACGGTCTTGCTAACTCTTCGTTTCGCACTCCGCAGGAGGCCTATGCTTCCCTTATCAACCGCATCTCCGGCAAAGGCACTTGGGAGAGCAACCCCTATGTATTCGTTTATGATTTTGAACTAATAGATTAGATTATGTATATCATGGAGAGCCGAGAGGAATTAGAAAGAAACAAAAGATAATAAATCAACAGTAAATTATGAAGCGACGCATACTGAAGAAATTCGTTAAAGCCTACCGTCCTTACGGTCTCAGTCGCGATGGTGTTCTTCTCGGCATGAAGGAGGAAGGGAATTGCAAGCATTGGCACCGCGGCTCTCTCGTTAGATGGTGGACACATCATAGGCATAAGCAACGGAAGTTCTTAAGAACACACCCCGGCTTTGAGCTTCTAATTTGAATCAAAACAAAACGAAAATATAGAGAATTATGGGAAGATATGCAACAAGGGCGACATTAAGGTATTATTGCGCCCAAGCCGGCATCACGCTCTACTCTCATCGGCTCGATGGTGTCTCCTATCAGTATTGTGCCGGAGGATATGTCGTGAATGGCTATTTAGGACGTAGCAAGTCATGGTCTGATTTGAAATATTGTATGCAGCAAAAACTTATCTTTTTGCTAAAGTATGGCTCTGATGACAATCCTACAAAATACAACGATGGAACAGTCATAGAGTGGCACAAAGAGCCGCACGCAATCCTGCCGTTAGCCAAACCTCTTATCGACAACAACGGCATGAAGGTATGCACACTTTGGCCACCTGAATGTGACGAGGAATTGCAGGATTACTACAATATTCTAAAATCATAGCAAGCGATAATGTATTAACGAAAATATAGAGTATGAAGAACGTAAAGATTTTTGCCAAGACCATCGAGCCTGAAGCCCAGAAGCAAGTAAGGCAGATGGCAGAGAGCGAGGCATACCGCGACTGCAAGATTCGCATTATGCCTGACTGCCATGCCGGCAAGGGATGCACCGTAGGCACTGTGATTGAAACCCGTGGCAAGGTCGTGCCTAATACCGTAGGCGTGGATATAGGCTGTGGTATGTTGGTATTCAAGTTCGCCGAGAAGGATATAAACCTTTCGCTTCTCGACCGAATCATCAACGAGTCGGTGCCGAGTGGATTTGACGTTCACGAAAAGTCCAAGCTAAAAGTTTTGAATCCGCTTACGTCACATCTTTTGCTCGATTTATACGAAAGGACACAAGGCTGCTTCGACCCCGACTATATCGGACGCTCGCTTGGCACCCTCGGTGGCGGCAATCACTTTATCGAGCTTGACGAGGACGAGCAGGGTTATAAGTATCTTGTGATACATTCGGGCAGTCGCAATCTCGGAGTTAAGGTGTGCAACTATTTCCAACACTTAGCCAAGAAGAATGTGAATCGAAACGAGGAGCGCAAGCGCATCATCGAAGACTTAAAGAAGTACGGCTTAGAGAAGGAGATTAACAATACATTGCGTCGTTTGGGCACCGTACCTCCCGATCTCGCCTATCTTGAGGGAGAAGACCTCGATGCCTATATTTTTGCAGCGAACGTCTGTCAGTGTTTTGCCGACGACAACAGATGGAATATAGCAATGACTATCATCCATGGGCTTCATTTACCGTTCGTGGATTTCTTTACCACCAGGCATAACTATTTCGACATACACTCAGGCATCATCCGAAAAGGAGCCGTGCGTGCCGAAAATGGCGAACAGCTTATCATCCCACTTAATATGCGCGACGGTTCGTTGATATGCCGCGGCAAGGGCAATGAAGACTGGCTTTGCTCGGCTCCCCACGGTGCTGGCAGACTAATGTCGCGCTCGGCGGCCAAGAAGCAGCTCAGCATGGAGGAATACCGACAGCAGATGCACGACATTTACTCCACATCGGTATGTGAGTCAACAATCGACGAGTCGCCCATGGCGTATAAGTCGGCTGAAGAGATAGAATCGCTTATAGCCGACACGGTGGACGTGGTGAGGAGAATTAAACCGATATACAACTTCAAAGCGAAATAATACAACAATATATTGTGTTATCGTAAGTATTAACGAAAATGTAGAAGACAATGAGAAAAGAGAAAATAAAGCAGTTGGTGGATGTAATGCAGGCGTATGTAAATGGCAAAACTATCCAATATTACAAAGTTGACCTTAGCTTTAAGATTGAACATCCAGGAGAGCTTAATTTCAACAATAAATGGGTAGATGTGGATGAAGACCATCTTTTTATACCTGATTTGTACGACTACCGTATCAAGCCCGGACCCAGGTACCGCTCGTTTAAGAACGCTGAAGAATGCTGGCAGGAGATGCTCAATCATCAGCCGTTCGGATGGGTTCTGTTCTTAGATAGTATTAAAAATCTACGATTTAGGGCTTGTATAAGTGCTGTGTATAATACAAATGTTGAAATTAGTGATAGACCACAATACGATTTCAAGGATGCTTTTAAGGCTTTCACATTCGCCGACGGCACACCCTTCGGCATAAAAGAGGAATAAAGATAAGAAACTACGAATTTCACGAAAATCACGAAAACGCTTCGTCGCGACGTGCAAAGAAAGATGTTCGTGTTTTCCGTGTCATCCGTAGTTAATTAAAACAACATGAAGGATTTGTAGAGGAATATGAAGATACATAAAGAAAGACAATACATCGTGACCGTCAATTGGGAATATGTTCGTCAAATGTATTTGCATCAGACTGGAGAGAAGAAGCCGCAGAGTGAGGTTCTTCGCGTAGTACTGAAAGAGATAGACGATTTTCTTGAAGGCAAGATAAAGAGGATATTCCGTTTAATCTTGCCCGACGGATCGCCATCGTTCACCATTACGACACTTGTGCGGCATAACCTGCAAGAGCGACGCAAGGCGAAACGAAGAAAGAGATAAACGATGTGAGTATTAACGAAAATATAGAGAACAATGAGAACAATTAAGTTTAAGGGCAAAAGTCTTATGAATGGGCAGTGGGTTTCAGGTGATTTGGCCCATTCTCTTGATGGCAAATTAAACATCTTGGGTTTTGTTGAAGAAGAAGATGGCAGAATGGGTTTTACCGGGGTATTTCAAGTTGACCCCTCCACCGTCTGCCAGTTCACCGGCTTCACCGATAAGAATGGCAAGGAGGTTTATGAAGGCGACGTACTGCGGTCCGACATCTATCCGTTCAGTTGTACCGAAGCCCACGAGTATGACAATTATTACGGCGCGATAAGTTGGAGCGAGAAAGCGGCATCGTTCTATATTGCGGCTATCAAGACACCCAAGTTGTCCGTCAGAGACATCTGTAATTCCATTTCGCAAGAGATAATACAAGACTTCGAGGTTGTCGGCAATATCCATGAAGAGAAGTGGCAACAATACGGCGAATACTTTAAGACTGAAGAATAGGAGGCAGACAATGATTAATGCAGAAGACCTTAGAATAGGCGACATTGTGCAGACAAACAAAGACTGCATGTTTCTGAAAGACACGTTGTGCATCGTTACCGAAATTCATCCCGACCGACAGTATGAAGACAAGAAGGGAGTTGTCAGTCTGAAGGCTGTCAACGACGACGATGACGGTCCCTGGGTGGCTTGGTGCTGTAACATTGATGGCGTGCCCGTCACGCCCGAAATACTTTGCAATAATGACTTTAAGGAAGAGGTCGAGGGCAAGTACTTCACAAGGCCAATCAAAGCCAGAGCAGGCAGTTCCCTTGCCAGATATTTGGTTGTAGAACGGAAAAAATACGCTTGGGCAATATTCATAAAGTATTACAACGTGACAGGCTATGCACTCTTATGTCATATAAAGTACGTTCACGAACTACAGCTCGCCCTCAAGATAATGAAATTTAGTCCGGAAATTAAAGTATAGCACTATGAAAACAAGAAACAAGGTGTTGTTTGATAGATACGAGACTTCTCGCCCGCCCTTCGAGCCAACGACTACAAATGCCACACTGTATAATGATTGAATATGATTAAAAAGCATCCATTTGACGATTTTCATCAGCGCATCCATTGGAGCGGAACCTGCATAGGAACCGTAACTCAGCAATGGGGTAATCCTGCACCTCGTCACGGATGGCGATTAATGATTGAATATGACTGACCCTCACTACAAGCGCGGCACCATCCACAAGGACGGCAAGCTGTATGGCCGCTATCCAGACGGATCGCTCTACCGCATCTACTCCACCACCGACCGACCGTTCCTTCAGTTGGTGGATCGAGCGGACGAGACGTTCCTTCGCATACGCCAAGCCACCGAACTGGGCTACACCGACTGTCCCTGCCCTGGAGCCGCCGACCTAAGTTATCCGTCCTCGGCTCTGAGGCGCAGTCGCACAGTCGGGGGGGGTAAGCTCGTAAACGCACTGACCGCTGCAAGTGGCGGAATCTGCGTGTTTGTTGAATTATAAATAAAAGGAGAAATGAAATATGAGTTACAACACAACGAAGATAACCGTATTTAACGACGAAAAGGAAAAGGATGAAGACGTAAAGCTCTTCTATTCTACCATTACTGACAATGTAGGTATCACTTGCGGCGAGCAGGAGGTTTTTCTTACTCAAGACCAGTTTAAGGCTTTGGCTTATCTTATGAGGAGATGTTTCTATACAAGAGACATGTTGAATGAAATGCGTGTGGCTATCAGTTGTTGCGAATGTCCCTATAACGTCTATTCTTCCCATGATGGAAAGAACTGGGAACTGGAGGTAGAAAAGGATTGATATGATTAATCTTGACTTCTACCAATATCCTCGTGGCAATAACGATGGAGGTAGATTAGGTACTGACGTTTGCCCGACCGTGACAATCAACTCATGGCAGCAAAATGTATTTCTGATTGAAGAATATGAATAACGTATGCTTAGAGCAAAAGCTATATCCATAATGGTGAAGAAGGTAGAGCAGACCTCTATATTTCAGAACATGCAAACAAAGGGTCTGATAACCCCTCGTTCACTACACAGCGAATGTTTTACCCTTACGTCTGCAATGGGATTAGGGGAGGACAAACACCAATAATAGTTAAGGTATATGACTAACATCATAATTTTTCAGCGTTGTGGTGACCGCGACAAGGAAGCCTATTCTTTCTGCCGATGTAGTGTTTACACCATCCCTGCCACCCCAATGAGCGACCGCATACAAAGAGCAATTTTAGAATATATATAACAATGATCACAAAACTCAATTTCACCGACCGCACCATCAAGAGCTATGCCATCCGCAAGCTCACACCCAAGGAGTGTTTTCGCTTGATGGGCGTTCGCGACAACGTAATCGGCACGATGCAGAGCAGCAATGCTCAAGCAGCCGAACGTCTGCCCGACTGGAAGGGCAAGGGTAAACCCGAAGACATGGCTATATCTGCCTCACAGCAGTACAAGCAAGCCGGAAACAGCATCGTGGTGGACGTGTTGGCCCACATCTACGAGCAGCTTTTCTACCCTGCACTCCCCAAGCCACGCCCAGGCGAACAACTCTCGCTCTTCGACGACCTTGAAGACACGTTGTCCGCCCTGCCGCCCACCGCCGACAAGAACGAGGAAAAGATATTCCTCACCACGTTTTCCGGCTACGACTCGCAGCTCATGGCAGCCGACGTGCTGAAGCAGTGGCATCCCGACTTCAGATGGACGTGCAAGGGATGGAGCGACATTGACAAATATGCCTGTCAGATGCACAACCTTGTCTTCCCACAGTTTGCCGACTGCGCCCTGGGCGACATCACCAAGATTGATTGGCACGAGGTGAAAGACTCGCTCCAAGGCCGCGAAGTGGACCTCTTCACCTATTCCTCGCCCTGTCAGGACATCAGTCAGGCGGGCAAGCAGATGGGTTTGCAGGAGGGCAGCGACACCCGAAGCGCACTGCTTTGGCGTGTGGCGGATGCCGTGGAGGTGCTTCGCCCGAAGTATCTCTTGCAGGAGAACGTGGCGGCACTGGTAAGCCAAAAGTTCATGCCCGACTTTCAGAAGTGGCTCGACAAACTCTCGTCGCTCGGCTATGTGAGCCGTTGGGCGCGACTCAACGCCAAGAACTACGGTGTGCCGCAAAACCGCGACCGTGTGTTCTGCCTCTCCATGCGCCGTGACGTAGCCTTCGACTATCAGTTTCCCGAGCCCGTCGAGCTGCTTACCCGACTGGAAGATGTGCTCGAAGAGGAAGTGTCCGACCGCTATTTCCTCAAGGACGATGCCGTGAGCAAGTTCCTCAAGGCAAACGACTCTGACAATGCCTTATTCCTTCAATTCGACCTGCCACCGACACACGAGGCGGCAATGTTCCTCAAGACCGTGCTTCAGATATTCATGGAGCGTCACGACGGATGGGACAAGGGCATTGAGTGGAACGAGAAAGAACTGAGCTATCATCGCCCAGCCATCGCCCGTCTCTACGAAAAGTTCAAGGAGAACCCAAAGAAACTGGACGTGGAATATTGGCGTGGCTTCTATAAAATGTATAAGTGGAACTTGGAGAGACAAAAGGATGCGAACTGACAACCCACCCGACCGTACAATCCGCATCATAGCTGATATGATTATGGGTGGTAGGTTGCTCACCTGCCCTGCCTCGATGTTCAATACAGGACGCTTAAACGGAGCTTTTCACGGCATAGCAATAACCATCATGTCAAGCATCGATTGCGGCGACGCATTCTTTGTAGCAGTAGAATTATGATACTCCCATTTAACACAGAATCCGATGGCACATCACGCACTATCAGATGCTGATTTTGACTGTAACAAAAACACCATCGATATTGAAGGTGTAAATGGTATATTTTTCAATCCCGATTATGTGTAACCAAATTCCTTTCGTGCAACGCACATCGCAGCTCTGCCCACGTCGGGGGGGGGTACTCCACGGCATTGTCCGCACGCTACGATGGATGGGCAGGACTATACGACGAACACGGGCAGCACACTATGGTATTGATAGAATATGATTAGATAGCAAATCATCAATTCACCCCCCCCAAGTATGTACTACAATCTGTACGCATTATTACAAAGACGGAGCAAGCAATATCATACAAGGTACAAGCTCGCTCATCAAAGCACCCGCAATATTGATAGAATATGAGTAACCGTAAAGACCTTATAAGAATGAGGTGGCGCGATGACGACACCATCCGCTTCTATCGCGACACGCCCGACAAGCGAGGAGTGAGCGAATTGGTAATAAACAATGTGGGGGGGTAGCCTATACGATAATATCGGGAAATGTGGCAAATGTCCTCATTCCACTGTAAGAGTATGAATATGATTGACAAGTATTACATCGTTTTTGTACGCAGCGGCAAGGACGGCAAGGGCCTTGTAAAGTACCGACCGCGCAAACGGATAGCCAATGCCGTGACAACATCGCCACCAGGCTGTTTTGCCGACCCTCGTGACGGACTCGGCAACACCACACCGCATATTGTATATGAATTTGAATAAGATATGAAGCTAAGAATTGTTCCAATGGAAGCCTACAACGGTTGCATACCCGTGACCGTTTGGATGGTTCAGAAATATGTCGATCACTTCCCATTCGGCAAATGGATAAACATCAAAGGATTTTCCGACAAGAAAAAGGCAGTGGCACTAATGTCGCTGTTGTATAATATGTAATAAAAACAATAGAGACAATGAAACATCAGGAATTTAAAAATCGTGATGCCTATGCAAGACGTTATGGAGAGTTGGTAGCCGAAAACGTAGCGATGGAACAAAGAATACATCGTCTTGTCAAAGACTATAACAGAGTAGTAAAAAAACTCTGCAAGCTGGAATACAAGCATGAGGATGTGGTGGCGGAACTGGAAAAGGCGAAAGCTGCTCACGAGGAATTGTCTAAGGGCTACACCAACGTCTGCAACGCTAACACAGCGCAAGGGCGTGAGACCGACAATCTCAGAAACGAGCTTGCCAAATTACGAAGCGAGAACGCAGACTTAAAGCAAGAGCGCCGCACCCTTATCGACTTACTTGAGGAAAAAGGGTTCACTCTCGTCAAGAACACCGAATGTCCTCACGACATGGTGGAGACGGGGGACCCATTCTGCAAAGAAAATCCCGAAACAGTAAGAGTGGATAGCTGCGCATGTTGGAATTGTGAATATTTCTGCCTCCGACTGTAAGACAGAGGCAAGATAGTTTGCAAGGAAGGGCAAAAACGGAATCAGAAAGACAATAATGTTGATGTCGCTATTGTATAATATGTAATAAAAATTATAGAGACAATGACAACAGAAGAAAACAAACGCATGGAGGCATTGGCCTACATCATCGCCGACTTCAAGGCAGAGAACATTGAGCTTGAGCAGCGCGTGCATCAACTCATGAACGACTACAACGAAGTCGTGCGCCAGTTGAACGGCAAAGAGAAGTGCAAGGACGAAGACCCGTCAAGGCAGACGCTCGGCGAGATGCTGAAGATGCGCGGCCATTGCGACAAGCTGGAAAAGGAAAACAAGGAGCTGAAGGGCTTTGCAAATGTAATTCATTCCTTTATGAAGGACAAGAAAATCTATTTGGAAAAAGGAACGTCCTGCGGCTACATACAAGGCTCCCCTGCTGTGTGTTCTACAGCCTGTCTGGAATGCGACTATTGCCTGGGCGTAATTGAAGAATGTGGCGTAATCTGCCGACAGGTGCTTCACGATGTGAAGGTTAGTTCCGTAAAACGATGACTGACACTGCACGCACCCTCGTAGTCGGCTTGATGCAGACGCCACCCTACGACCGTATGTTTGAGAGTATGCGTCGGGTATATTCCGCTCGAGGCTTATGCCCTGCTTGTCTCACACACGGAGGAGTCAACCAAGAGATAAAAGTTTTAATAGAACTATAAAAATATTGAACATGAGAGAATTTGTGATAAAGGCATTGCGAAACTACGGCTATCGCTTTCTTGAGAATCAGAGCGGTTGCTACACTTTTGGCAAACCGCTTGGCTACGGCATACTTCGTGCGGATGTGCGCGAGGGTGAAAACTCCGTAGGTATCATGCTGATTGTTAAAGGAAACATGAAGGATGGCAAACGCCCTAATCTGATATGGCAGTGGAAGAACCAGGACTTTCAGGAAGAACATGACGAACAGAAGATGTACGAGGCGTTCGTGCAAGCCATTGCCGACTGTGAGGCAGACATCTTCTCTAAAACGTCTGTGGCTTTGTTGCAAAACCGAGACGTGAGATACGACTTCGAGGAGAATGTCCATATCGAGTAAAAGGAATAATCTACCTTTGCACAAACATACGAAGAAAAAGGGACGGTCACAGTCGTCTGACTAAACAAAACTGCATAACATTTCATCTATGATACAACATCAACACTGGGAAGATTCAATCCGAATACTCGTCACCAACGAGCAGCATCATGGTAGCATACAGGTGTTTATTCCTCACCGCACCGAAGACAAGCCTTTGGATGGTGCAGCTGATGCTCTCATCTACTCGCTGTGGGTTGACGAAGCTCACCGCGGTCATGAGGTAGCAAAACATCTGATGGAGGCAGTAGAAAAAGAGTTGAAGTATTGCGGCGTACAGACCGTCGCTATTTCGTGGGACGGACGCGACTCTCCCCTATGGGTGTTGCATTGGTACGAAAGGTTGGGTTACGAAGAAAAGGCGTTAGGCCATCAATGCAGCACGCTGCTCAAACGGCTGTAAGGTACGCATTTCTTTTTATTAATGAATTTATAGAGAACAATGAACACATTTATATCTACTTTTTTAGGATGGGCATTCTTTCTTGCTGCCATCTTCGGCTGGACGTTTTTCCTCGCCTTTGTCGTTTGGCGTGTGCGGATAATGCACAAGGAACGTCTTGCAAAGAAAAGTCAGCGAAAGAGCGAGGAGAAGCGGAAGAGCGACTCTGACGACATGCCTTTGCTCCTCACTCCGAAAGATCGTCGCGAATACATGCTCAACCACATCGAGGACGGTCGTTTTTATGAAATCTCGTCGCTCTATGGCTCTGACACCACCATTGTATGCGCAAAGCGATATGATGCCGAAGAACAAAGGCTCTATTGCTATGCTTACCTTTGGATAAGCGGACGTGGTGTGTATAATCTGCACGTTAGTGACCCTCGCGGTATATTTAAATTACGCAATTTTATTGGCAACAAGCCCCTGCGCATCGACTTCGACTGTAATCCTCACCTCGTTGTCTTTGAAGAAGAGAGCATTTCTCCGTATATCACAGATAGAGACTACAACGCCTTTGTGCAAAGCTTGCAAAAGGCTGGGGTCGACTGGAAGATTGAGAAGGGCGAAGATGACGGACTGGGCTCTTACAAATATCTCTTGAAAGAAACAAGAATATAATAACAAATACAACAAGCAAATGAAAACAAAAAACATTATTACGGCATCCATACTACTTGTGGTTGCCATCGTTATCGGCTCACTTGTAGCCACCTACTTTAGTTATAACAACCGTGAGATTGCGCTTCGCCAGCAAGCCGAAGCGCAACGAGGCAAGATTGAGGGCGTTCACGACAAGATGTGGAAAATCATTCAGCAGAAGGCGCAGGTCACCGACGAGTACAAGCAGACCTTCGAGAAAATTTATCCGCAGCTTATTGCCGGACGCTATCAGAACGACAAGGGCACGATGATGAAGTGGATAAAGGAGAGCAACCCCAACTTTGATGTGTCGCTCTACCGCGACCTCATGCAGGCCATTGAGATACAGCGCACCGAGTTTCAGACCTCTCAGGAACGTATGCTTGACATTATCCGCGAACACGAAACGCTTACTCGCACCTACCCTGCCCGATGGTTTGTGTCAAATACCATGCCTATCGAGTATAAGGTTATTTCGTCGTCGCGCTCCAAGGAAGTGATGGATGTAGGCGAAGACAACGACGTGGATCTGTTCGGCAAGAAAGAGTAAAGGTGTATGGAACTACTCGTTTTTCTCATCCCCTTCTTCGTGTCGGCTGTGTTGCTACTGTTCTTCCGCAAGCAAACCGTATGGTGGGAACATGCCATACTTATCATCCCCTCGCTCCTTGTGGGCGCAGCGATGATATGGGCGTTTGAGCGCGTAGAGTCGAGCGACACAGAATACCTGGGCAGCTACGTTACGAAGATACGCTATTATGAGCCGTGGAATGAACTTCAAAGAAGGACGCAGACCTATAGGGACTCTAAGGGGCATAGCCACACCCAAACCTACTATGTCACTGTAAACCATCCCGAACGTTGGACCTATTACGACCATTCGGGACGTGAGCGAAAGTGTTCCAATGAAGACTTTTCGGCTATGAAGCGTCGCTTGTCGGTGGCTTCGGAGTTCGTGGATATGCACCGCCACTATTACACCCGTGACGGCGATGCGTATGAATACCGATGGAACGGTCAACCCGCTACGCTCTACTCCGTTACCCGTGAACATGAATATGAGAACAAGGTGAAGGCTTCGCGCTCGGTGTTTAAGTTTGAGGACATCAGCGAAAAGGAGGCTCGCCGACTTGGTTTGCACGATTATCCCAAGATACGGTTTTGCGACCAGTCGCCTATCATCGGAGCAATGTTCTCTGCCCGTCAGGAACGAGCCATCCGCGTGCTCAATGCCCGATACGGACCGAAGAAGGAGTTTCGCCTCTATCTGCTTTTCTACCGCAACAAGTCGCTATCCATTGCCGACCGACAACGCTCCTATTGGCAGGGAGGCAACAAGAACGAGCTTGTGGTGTGCGTAGGTCTTGACAGCCGTAACCGCGTAATGTGGAGCGATGCCTTCTCTTGGTGTGACTCTCCCGTGCTTGCCGTGAAGAGCCGCGACTGGTTTACGTCGCACCGACTTGACCTCTGCGCTTTCGCCTCGTACATCGAACCGATTGTGCAGAAGGAGTGGAAACGAAAGGAGTTTTCCGACTTCAAGTATCTCTCGGTAGAACTGAGCAATAAGGAGTATTGGGCCATCATTATCATCATGCTCTTGCTCAACATAGGGCTGAGCGTGTGGGTAGTGAGGAACAATTATAAAAATTAGTATAAACAATAACAATTAAACAAAAACAATTATGAATTTCATTTTTTCAACACTCATCGTGATCCTCATCATCCTGTTGTTCACCATTTTTGCAGCATGGATAGACAAGTTCAACGCAAAACACAAGGAGGCGTTCATTGAGAAAGCCATCGACAAGGTTTCATCGCTTCTAAACTCCAAGATTGCATTGGTGATGGAGCAGTACAAGACCGGACCGTGGTATCTCGCGGTTTATACCAAAGATAGCAACTATCCGATATGGGTCTCTAACAACAATATCCGTAGCGTACACCCTGACCCGAAGAACCGCAAGATCATTATCAAGCAGTTCTGTAATGAGGATATGGTGATCGAGAATGTGGAGAACTACGAGCTATGCTCGGGCAACGAGATGTGCGACTACGACATGTAGGCGGGCGCAACTAACAATATATTTTGACTGGATGTTTTCATTGATAATATAGAACTTCGAACTTTCCATTTAGCTCTGCCGTCCGTGAGGATAGCAGGGCTTTTTGTTTATTCCCTCCCCGAGCATGTCCGCCCCTTCTCCCCGTCTTTCCCTATATTTGCATTATAAAAACATTCAACAAAACACATATTCAACACAATGACAACAGTTAGCAACTTAAGCGAGCTCCAACAGCGTAGTGAGGAGCTCCAGTCGCAAGGCTACGAGGCCGTTCTGCCTGGCGCGTTCTGTGCGCCCAAGCAGGGAGGCAGCAGTGTGTGTTCGTGGGGCGATTACATTCACCAGAAGCTCACGGCTTCCGCCACCATGACCGGAGCGGAAGGCAATGCGGCAAGACGGGAGATTTCCGCCGTGTTCGGTTCAAGCGGTGGCGAGAACAAAGCTAAGCCGCAGGGTGTGGGCACACCCGACCTTGGCTTTATGGAGTGGGGATTGGGCAACCGACTGCCTAACCTCGTGTATCTGCTCTCCAAGATGTCGCCCTTCACAGCAGCGGGAGTTGACTTCGTGAAGAAAATTCTCGTTGGCCGTGGTCCTTCGCCCAAGTATCACTACACGCAATACGTCGGTGGCAATATCACCGAGAAGTCTATCCCCTACCCTTCGGCTGGCACCTTGCTCCGCGGACAGATAGCCGACCTCAAGGCTAAGGAAAAGCAAATGTCAGATTCGGATAATCAATCTTCACAATCGGATAACCAATTCTCAAAATCGGTTAATCAACTCTCACAATCGGCGAACAATTCTGATAGTGAAGACAGCGAAGAGATGAAGTCGCTCAAGGCGGCACTGAAAGAATGGGAGCGCACCGATGAGGAGTTGCAGGCGTTTGTTGAGAACAACGACCTCCACAAGACCTACCTTGAGATGGCAGGCGATATGTCGCTCATGTCGCAATGCTTCTGCGAGTTGCAGCTTAACCAACGCCAGTTGGACGAGAATGGCCGCCCCGTGCCTACGTCGCAATGGAACCCGAAGATTGTCGGCATAAAGCCACGCTCGGTGTTCACTACCCGACTGGAGCGCATGGATAGTCAGTATCGCATCAACTATGCCTACCTCTCCAATCAATGGCTCGACTCCACCCAGACGCTCACCGAAACCGACCGTCGCATTGCCGCCGTGCCTTATCTTGCAGCCGACACAGCCGTAGCTGACCTCAACCGCCATGTGCGTGAGGCACGTCAGCAGCGTGTGAGCCGCAAGAACCGTCCCACCCGCTTCATCATGTCGCCACGCGACTTCGGAGGTCCTTACTATGCCGATGCCATGTGGCACAGCATCTTTGCCGGAAGCATCTTTGAGTATGCCTTCACCATCATCGACGACCGACTAACTCGCAAGCGCAACAGCAACATCATCGGTCGCGTGATCTACATCCATCAGGAATATCTCAAGCAGCTCTACACCCAGCAGGGCGAGAACAAGAGCAAGACGATGGCTCAGATTCAACAGGAGGTGTTCACCGACATCAACCGCTGGCTGTCTAATCCCGACAACGCAGGTCAGGCTCTTATCTCTGCCGTGTTCACCGGATTGGACGGCAAGGAGCACAAGGCGTGGGAGATTGTGGAGATTGAGACCAAGGCCAACTCGCAAGCGCAAGCCGAAAAAACCGAGCTTCAGGAAATATCATCCATCATCTTCTTCGCCATGGGCTTGGACTCGAAGCTCATAGGCAACACCCCAGGCGACGCTACATCATCGGGCGGCACCGACCTCCGCGAGCGTTTCCTCGTAAAGCAAATCCAGTTTGCCCCATTGCAGCAGCTCATGCTCCGACCATTGGAGGTGATCTCACGCTTCAACGAATGGGATTCTCACTTAGTGTGGCAGATTGACCGAGAAGTGCTCACCACACTGGATAACTCTAAAACGGGGGTGACGATGCAGGAATAGTAACGAACAAATAATATAGAGAATGATAGAACTGAATAAGATATATAATGAAGACTGCCTCGAAGGAATGAAAAGGATTCCGGACGGGAGTGTGGATTGCATTGTGTGCGATTTGCCGTATGGTGTCCTCAACAAGCAGAGCGAGGGAGGGGGATGGGATAGCATTATTCCGCTTGAGTCATTATGGAAAGAATATCTACGCATAGCCAAACCCAATGCAGCGATTATCCTTTTCTGTCAAGGCATGTTCACTGCACAGCTTATGATGTCGCAGCCGAAACTTTGGAAATATAATCTTATTTGGAGCAAAAACAGAGCAACGGGTTTTTTAAATGTCAACAAGATGCCTCTGCGCTCGCATGAGGATATTGCAGTATTCTATCGGAAGCAGCCTATCTACAACCCTCAGATGGTAAAATGTGCGCCACATCAACGAAACCATCGAAAGGGCGATGGTTCTCATAGTTTGAAGCGAGGTTGTTACGGCGACCATAAAGAAGTGCCTACTATCGTATCAGATGAAAAATTTCCAAAGAGCATTATCTGCTTCGATAAGGAACATTCAGCTGACACCTTCCACCCCACTCAAAAGCCCGTAGCTCTTATTCAGTACCTCATTCGCACCTACTCCAACGAGGGCGACACCATATTAGGCAACTGTATGGGAAGCGGCACCACTGCAATTGCAGCCATCCGCGAGAAGCGCAACTTCATCGGCTTTGAACTCAACAAGGAGTATTACGACAAGGTTTGCAAGCGCATTAAGCAGGAGCAAGCGCAGCTCACGCTGTTCTGACAACTCAAAAATGGATAAATCCTAATCGGCTTGCCGACAATTCAAAATTCAAAACTCAAAACTCAAAATTCAAAACTCGTATGATTTTATCAACCATCAAGGAGCTACGACTCCACATCCCCAGCAACGCCATTGACGAGATAAGTTCTCTTCAAGGTACACTCGACAACAGCGAGAAGGATTTTCTTCGCGACAAGTTAGGCGACTCGCTCTACGACCAACTGTGCGAGTATTATCAGAGTATTTCGCCCGACGAGTTCTACCTCTCCGTCACCAACGGCGAGCATACTCACCTGCCTTGGCAGCAACTTCTGCTTATGGCACAGCGCATGGTGGTTTATGATGCTATGTCGCGCTTCGCCTACACGCAAGCCCTCTCCATCAACGGCACGGGCATCAACGTAACGTCGAGCGAAGACTACGGCGCTGCATCCAAAGACCTCCTCGACAAGGGAGTGCAAGGCTACAAGCGCGAGGCAATGGTGTCGCTCAACCAAATGCTTGTGATGCTCGAAGGTTGGGCGCGTAAGATGACTACACCCGCACCCATCGCCGATGCCGACTCCACCGAGCCACCGACCACCGACCCCCCAGACGAGCAGCATAAAGCCATTGAGGAGATAAGCCTATTATGGCAGGAGAGTCAGTACTACTACCTTCACCATGACCTCCTCATTGCCACCTGTGCCGACCTTCAGCACTATCTTGACATCTACGAGAGCCGTGAGAAGTTCATCCGTCTTCTGCCCGACCTCCACTTCATTCAAGACGAATACATCAGTGAGGCTATTGGCGAGGACACGGTGCAGCGTCTGCTCCATACCGACGACCCTGCCGACAAGCCACTCCTTCGCAAGGTACGTCGTCTGATGGTGGCCCACCTCGAAGAGCGCACATCAATTCTCACTATTGACAAGGCACGCCGAGCCGCTGCCCACAACGAAGCCATCGCCCTACGATCTTCGGTGCTCCGGCTCATGGAAATGCGCAAGGCAGTGGATGCCGCCAACTACACCCCAGACAAGTCCTCAACCAACACCACCGACTCAACAAGCAAAGGCTACGAGAACAACCAACCAGACAGCAAGATATTCGTGTCGCCACTACTGTATTAGAAAATAGCCTCAGACGGTGCCGCTCGGCAGAACAACGAATTAACGAATTAGGAAGTCAACTACGAATTACGCTAATTACACGAAAAAAACATTTGTGAAATTCGCGAAATTCGTAGTTTAAAATAAAATTCAATTCGCCGTAACCAACAATTCGTTAATTCGATAAATTTGTTGTTACCGCGTCTGAGCGCAAAACAATTTAAATTAGTTATAATATGGAAGAAATAATCCGCATCCTAACCCCTGCCCTCACCGCTCGCATCCTCACCTCCGACCAGCGTGAAGCCTTCGAGCGTGGTCTTACTCTTCTTGAGCAGAACCCACGGGCAATGTCGTTCGTAAAGGAGAGCCGCCGTTTCCGCGACTATCATCGTCGTGTGCGTCAGCTCCTCACCTATCTGCAAACCATGCAGACCTCTTGTACGGAGATAAAGCGTCACGTCGGTCGCCCCACCAAGGAGGAACAGGCCCTCTATGCCGAGCAGCAGAAAGAGAAGGCTCTTGAGGAAGCGCGTCGCTCGCTCTTCCCCGACCTAAAGCCCGACCTCACCTTGCAGCCTCTCACCTACGGCGGCATCGTAGCCAACCCCAACGGCGAGACCATTGCGTCCACCATGCCCAACCTCATGCAGCTCCGACCGTTCCTCTCCGAACGTCTGCAAGAGCAGGTCAACACAGTGCGCTCCTTGCGCAACGAGATGGCAGCAAAGGCAGAGCAAGCCAAGACCATGGCCGAAGCCAACGAGAAGGCTGGCAGACCTATCTACACCGAAGAAGAGATTGCCCTTCTCGCCACCCGTGCCGTAAAGATAGAAAGCGAAATCCTGCCTCGTATCTACATCAACGTTGACCGCGAAATAGGCGAGGCATACCTTCGCCTATCACCGCGCACCGGCGACCCCGAATACATCGCCCGAATAGAGAAAGCGTGCAACGTGCCACCACAGAACCTACGCGCTCAGTTCCGCCCTTTCTACGACAAGGCACTCTCCCGCGACCCTCTCTTCGCACAGTCGGTAGCCGACAAGATAGCCAACGACCGACCCGAGGTGAAAGCCGCCCGCGACGCAGCAGCCAAGCACAAAGCCGAAGCCGACGCTCTCATTAAGTACATCATGCGCAAGGACAAACCATCGACCAAAGCCCGCGTAAAGGGCCTTACCGACCGCATAGAAAAACTCCGCAAGAACTACGCCGACATCGTGACCGAAGACGAACTGAAGGGCTACGAGGCAATCCTCCTTAAAGTTAAGGAAGAAGTGGAGAGTGAAGAACGAAGAATCCAATAGAAAAACGATAACACGATGAAAAATTCTTTTGAAACGCTAAAAGCTCTCTGTACAGAAGCCTGTCATGAGCGCAAGGCTTGCACCGAAGGCTATCGTGCCATGCTCGCCGCCGAAAACATCAGTCAGCTCATGGCTGTGTGGCGAGCCAACTGGGAGGATGTTGTTGAAAGCAAATATGCCGACATTATTAATGAAAAGCTTCCGTCCTTATATCCTTCGTTAAAAAAAGAGATGAACGCTGCCGGCATCTATGTGAACGAATGTCCCAAGGTGGCTCATGTGAACATTCTTGTTATCGTGACCGACTGTGATGACGTTGTTGAGATTCATGACCATGCCCGGTGTTATGTCTTGGGTGCAGCCAACGTCTGGGCGTGGGGTCACAGTCAGGTCTATAGCAAAAAGAGCGACGATGCCCGCATCATTTTGAGACAACACGCTTACGGACATATCGGCAAGGGTCACGTCATAGCCTACGGCTTCTCCCGTCTTTGGTTTTCGGCAACAAAGGCATGGCTCCATGACGGCACGTCCTGTGAGGCACATGGGGGCGAGGTACACGCCGAGGGCTATCGCACAATATCGGCCTTCGGCGACACAAAGGTGTTCAGCAAGACCGACCGTAACATTACGTTATATGGCAACGCCCACATCGTGGTGTGACGCGCATGAAGACAGCAACACGAAACAATACATATAAAAACAGAAACAATGAACAGCAAACTGACTATACTTGCTAAGAACACTCCCCTTACCGTCAGCGAAGACTGCTCGGTTCAGCTCGAACTGAGCAATCCGCTATTCAACGATGTGGAGATGTTTTCCTATCCCGTGGCGTTGCCTGTAGATGGCAACAGGCACGTCTTGAAAAACATTGATGATGTCAACTCGGCCGTGCGCCCTATGAGCTACGAGCACATGCCCATACAGATCCTTGCCGACGGTGTGCCTCTCGCGTTCGGTCCTGCCGTCATTCAGGAAGACGAGCGTGTAGATGACACCCTGTCCCTGAGCATCGATGCAAGCGTGCAGTCGTTTGCTGATCTTATAAGTAACCTGAAATGTAACGAGGTCCCCATTCCTGCAAAATATCATGACAGTCTACTTATAGGCGAGAAGATTGACGAGGTAAACGTGAACGTGAGCTACACCACCGACGTGGTGGTGCAATATGAAGGCAAGAAGGGCAACAAGAAGATTGGTTCGGTGGGCAGCTACAGAACGTCGGGCACGTTCTCCCCCCAGGCCCTCGGTTTCTCTTTCCCCGGAAAGTGTCATGAAACCCCGTCGTTTCTGGCTTACAAGAAAGAGGATCGCGTCTACACTGATGGCACGAAAGTGACCATGCCGGAGGTGGAGCAGTCGTATATCAACGTCAGCGATCCATATCCCGTAAAACCATTCTGCAACGCCCGCGTGTGCTACGGCCACCACGACATCAACGACGACGGCACCACATCCGACTCGCTCGTTGAATATCTTAAGGAGGATGACGGCAAGGAGATGTTTGAAGATTGCGGTCCTATCTGGGCACTCGATGCCGACCGTCCCCAGTCGGGCATCTGTTTCTATGTGCTGTTCTTTCTTGACTGTCTTTTCGATCATCTCGGCGTGACGTTTGACAACTCGGCTCTCACGGCTGTCGGCGACTTCAAACGCCTCTGCTTCTTCACGACCAAGTGTGCCTACGACACCAAGCCGCTACATTATGGCGACACTTATAAGGAGAACGATCCCGAGGTGTTGGCAGGCAAGAAGAAGGTGGGAGACATAAAGTATGGCTGTTTCCGCAAAACCTGCTCATCGGGCAAGGATGCGCTGAAAAATCTGTTTAACAGCGTAAACGAGTGGCTCGACTCGCGCGGTTGTGGCGGCAAGCTAAAACTGGAAAACCCGAAAGACAAGACCTTGCAGCAGATTGTCTACTATCCTGTTATGTTCCGCTTTGTCGATGACATTGATAACCGCTTCCCCGACAAGGTGTTCAAGAAAGCCGAGATCGTGAAGATGAAGGAGGACAGCAAGAAAACAGCCATCGTGGGACAGGACGGCGTGGCGAGCATTACATCGAAGAGCTACATAACGGCAGCCGAGATGAACGCGAGCGTGGTCAACATGTATGCCAACGAGAGAAATTTCCCTGACGAGGACGTGCAGTCGGTCATCGACTCGCTTGAGCAGCAGTTTGGCATCAAGTTTTATTACGACTATGAGCGCAAGCACGTCACGGCTTACCTCATACGCGATGTTTTCCGCAAACAGAACGACAAGCCACGGCCTTTCAACGCCGAAATTCTGTCAATGGTGCCGATCACGGAGAAGATCACGGGTGTGCGCGTGGGCTATTCGGCCGAGAGCGAGAGCAAGGAACAGAAGAAGAATATAACGGACAACATCAAGGACTATGCGACCGACTACGACTATATTGAATACCCGAAGGACCGCACGGTAACGTCGCTCACTTACAAGGAGATCATACATACGGTCTACAACGGACAGATGAATGTGTTCGTGGACATGCAGACAGGCAACAGTTATCGCGTGAAGATAGACTCTCAGTTTACCAACACCAACGACATGCGCCCGCGGTTGTTTCGCGTAGCTGCATACAAGGGTGTTGAGTTTGGCGACTGCTCTGATGTCAACGAAGACTATGTGCAGGAGTATAAATCCGACTTTGTGCCCGTGCCTCTCGTAGATACCAACTACCGTAAAGCTCTCTCGGCGAGCTTCGACCGCTTCTTCTATACCGACGGGGATGTACAGCCGTCTGAGGGTAGCAACATTGACGGCTATATGGCCACCGAGGTGAACAGCAATAAAGCCGAGTGTGTAATGGTGCCGTTCATAGATACCGACATGGAACATGAGTTTGTGGAGCAGTATATCAAGAACCCACTCTCCTCTACCGTTGCCGACTTCTATGTCACCGAGGTGCTGTCGCTGCGTGAGAGCTATGACCCCTCGAAAACCGATGACGGAAACTCGCCTTTGCAGTCATACGACTGGGGACTCACCGTCGCCATCATGCGTGGAGGTGGAGATGGATCAAGTCGTGAGACCTACGATTACGATTATGACGGCTTCGGAAACTCCAAATGGCGCACAACGGTGGGCAACTACGCCGTCACATCCGACTCTATCGACAACTACGGCAATTCTTACGCCTATAACAGCGTTGATACCGAAGAGCATTTCTCTCTCACTCCACGCGCATGGGTGCAGCCCGATTGGGCGGTCAGTCCGCTTGTGGTCAGCACACCTTCGGTCAAGAACCGCGGATGGATAGACACGTTCCTGGTTGATAACGTATATTTCCTGCTTAACCGCAAGAAATTTTATGTGCGTTGCCTCGCTACAGTTGCGCAGATAGCCGACATTCCCAACCACTGGAAGGAGTGGTGGAACATCGGAGGGCGCAAGTGTCTTGTCAACAAGGTCAACACCACGATAACAGGCACCGACGGCATGGGCGAGGTGGAAATGGAGGTCTATGCGTTCTGATCCTCGTATCTCCTTATATATTATATGCAAGCAGCAATGATCAACAAAACAACAAGATAAATTATGGCAACATCAATATCTCTCGCTTCCGGATCTATCCTTAACGGCAACCCCATTGTGTTTAACGTGCAGCCGCGGCGCTTCTACGGCACGCCGCCGTCGTTTCATCGCGTCATCCTTGATGTAGTGTGTGGCATGAGTGGCGGCAACATGGAGACTATATCCCTGTCGAAGCCCGTTCTTGCCGAAAACGGAGCTTCGGTACAGATAGACGTGTCGTCGGCTCTTCGCTCGTTTCATGATGCCTATACCTATACGGCAACCCCGACGGCGAGCTACCCTTTGGTTAGGTTTAACGTCAAGGCCCATGACGAGTATATGTATGACGGAGAACTGAAAACAACGGATGTGTTGTGGTACCCAGCTGAAGATCAGTATATGAATACTTTGTTTGGCTCTTTTTCCGACCGCGAACGCTTGACTGCATCGGGCACCACCTTGCGTGTTACCCGGTTGTCACGAAAGCCCCAGTCGCTACCTCAGTTGGTGTGTGTGGGCGACCGTTTTGTCTATTCGGCTTCTTACGCCGAGGGACAACTCCTTCCTAAAAGTGCCGACCTTGTTGCACCCACCCCTTCCTATGTTGACATTACCAAGGAAGGCTTGCAGACCGTCGGCGACCAACAGCTCTATGCCCTTCCCGCCACCGAAGCACAGAACCGCGCAACATTCCGTTTCGTCAACTCCTTCGGTGTGGTGGAGAGCATCAGTGTCCCCCAGGTGAGCGGCAAGACCTTCACTCACAAGGCAACCGATTATATTAAGACCATGCCGGAGACCTTCAACGTGTTCTCCCGCGCAACGGTAAGAAAGATCTCTGACAAGGAGGTATGGCGCTTTTCTACTGATCCTTTAAATGAGGAATGGCTTTCGTGGTATCTTCACGAGTTTTTAATGTCTAACCATGTGTGGCTGCTGTGTGGCTCTCTCTTTGTGCCGTGCCGTCTGAGCATCGGTGACGAATATGAAATGAAAAACGACACGCAGGAAAAATATTATGCTGTTGAGTTCACGGTCAAGATGGACATTGACGGCAGTCCTCTATACTGATTTATTATTTATTAGTTATTATTTATTATTTGTTATTTGTTTGCAACCTCGGGCACGCTGCTGTCCCGAGGTTGCTTTTGTTTTCCGGTGTATCGTTGTCCTAACCAGTCCTGACGTTTTTTTTATCTTTGTAATAGAAATAAAAAAATCAACCATTACAGAAAACTATAATAACACAGGACATGGCACAAGACAACAACGAAAGCCCGACTTACACGATGACGCAGGCGAGAACCCAGGACTACTGGATCTCTCCATCGGCTTTATATATAGAGCTGAACGCCCTCGGCATACCTAATTTCATTCAGGCTTCTTGTGCAACAGGAGCCCAGGTTCTTGTGTACATAAAAGGCATCGTTTCTTACGACAACGGCCATAACTACCGACGCTGGCCACTGCGGGCTGTGCCTACAATGTTTAATACGAACAGCGAGAAATATGTCTATGTGGCCATTCCGCGCAATCTGGACTCCAACGACTCTGCCCTTGTCGTATTCCCTTCTGAGCTTATTGACCTCTATGGCAAGAACGCCGATGGAAAGCAGACTGGTTCTGAAGACAAATACTATATTTATCTACAGGCCAAAATCACATCATCGGGCGACAACGGAACAACGGCTCGCGAATGGGACGGCGGCAAGACGGTGGCCACTGGCTACCTTGCTTCAGACGAGGCAATATCGGCAGGACTGGTTGACACGGTTTGGTATCAGTACAGTACCGTTGATCAGACCGTGACGTTCCTCAAGGACCTCACGATGAAGATCGGCACTAAATTCAGACAGATCTTCGTCAAAGCTCTTACCGTCGTGTCGGGAGGTAGCATAACGTTCGAGAATCAGGGTAGCGTCGTTGGTGTTGCCAACAGCGCAACGCCTGTAACGGCGGAAGATCATATTGCAACGCCTAAGTATGTTGGCGACAATGCGCTGTCAAAGAATCATGACGACAGCACAGAGCACGCTCTGACAGTAGGGTCTCTCACGTCTGACGGCAAGCTGACGGTGCGTGGCGACACACAGCTGCAAGGCGACACGTTCTTCGGCACAGGGCCTGTGGATGACAAGACAAACACGCCTCATATTGACGGCGAAAGCGGCGATGCCCTGCTCGGCGACATGGTGCTGAAGGCTTTGCAGAGCAAGGACTTTGATGCGCTGCTGCAACGGGGCTTCGGCTTCACGAAGGGCGTGAACGGCAAGTTTACGCTAAGCGTGACTGACCTCATGGTGTGGGGCAAGGCTATCTTCAATGAGCTGGAGATACGGAAGCTGAGCAGCGTGGGCGGCAACGTCTATCTGAGCGGTGCTTCGAGCAAGATAGTATATGTGAAGGAGGAGTATCTAAAAGGAAAGTTTATCGGCTGGCGTTGCTACATTCTTGCCGACGACGGCACGACAGCGACACAGAACGGCTGGCGGCCGTTTGACCAGGCGCGTTGCCAGACTTTCAACATCGCCGCGGACAGCTATGAGGGTGTGGGCAACCGCAGCTATTGGAGACTTGTCGAGGGTGTGAGCGGCGAGAACGTGGCGATAACAGATGCAGAGGGCAACGACCTGTACAACGGGAAGAAATTTGCGTGGGTAGTGCTCTCGGCTACCGACTGCGAAGACAGACAGACGAACGATGTGCCAGCGGCTGGCGATGTTATCGTTCTTGACGGTCACAGGCAGTTTGCTGAGGACGACCCAAGGGCCATGAATAACGACGCTTCGCGAACGAACATCATGATGCTTCAGACGACGGGTAGTGAGGGCAGCGTGCCTAACATCATTTCGTTGCAAGGCATCGTTGACTACAAGCACAGCGCGTCAAACAACAAATATAGCAACACGGTCTTTATTCTCTCTCCCGAGGAGGTGGTGTTCCTTAGCTCACGATTCAAATGGATAAGCGCGAGCGGTGCGCCGATTACGCTTGTTAATTTCCGCGGCGCGTGGAAGCAAGGTGAGACCTATTACTATTACGATCAGGTGAGTCACAACAACGCTATCTGGACTTGCATCGTTGCGGAAGACAGCAGCACAACGGAAGAACCTACAGACGAGAGCGAGGTGTGGCGAAAGGAGCTGACGGGCGGCATACCTGGCCCCTCTGGTGCTGACGGCCTTGCCTACGTCTTGCAGGTGACGAGCGACAAGGGCACGGTGTTGGTGAACGGCGCGGGGTCACTCCTGCTCACAGGCACGCTGTACAGAAACGGCGAGGATGTGACCTCAACCATTGCCGAGAGCAGATGGTCATGGTACAGGGTGTCGGCAGACACGGCAGACGATGCTGTGTGGAACCGTCTGCATGAGGGTGTGGGCAACACTTGTAGGATCACAGGCGAAGATGTGTCGCGTGTGGCACAATTCGGCTGTAGGGCTTACGTTCAAGACACATCGTCTGCAAAGGTCCTCACCATCGACTCGTTGGAGCAATGATATAGAAAAAGATATTTAACGACATAACAATAAATAAAAAAAAGAGAAAGACATGGCAAAAGTTTTAGCAAATGGTCAAATCACCATCGTTGACTTGAATGACGGCAAGGCCGTACAGTGTTTCACACAGGCATCGCTCGGCGACACCCAGATTTACACCCCCGACACCAACACCTACACGCCCAGCTACTCGGCAAGTGCGCCCAACGTGATAACGGCCAAGGTGTATGTGACGGGCAGCTCTGACGACCAGGCCCCCACGTCGGCATGCACAGGCTGGTCGTGGAAGGTGGACGGCGTGGCGGCCACTCCCGTGAGCGGCAAGAGCTGGCAGCTGAACATATCCGCGAACATAGCCAAGGACAGCCCGAACAAGCAGATAGAGTGGTCTTGCACCTATACAGACCCCCAGACGGGTGCCACTACAAAATGTATGGGCTACAAGACTATCAGCATGGCGAAGAGTGGAGGTGCCTTGCAGATAGTGCAGATAGAGACTCCCGACGGCAACACGTTTGACTCGTCTAACGCGAGCAAGACCCTTAGAGCCGTGGCAAAGTTCTTCAGAGGCAATGTACAGGACACGGTGGTGACGAGCATGAAATGGGCAAAGCTCAACATAAGCGAAGGAACATGGACCGACATCTCGGCAGGCGTGAGCACGGCCAACGGCGTGAGCACACTGAACGTGGTAGCAGACGATGTGCTCAACTTCCAGACCTTCAAGTGTACCGTAACTGACGGCAAGGACACAGCCTATCAGATTGTGACCTTCTTCGATGCCTCAGACCCTTACGTCGTGGAGGTGTTTTCGCTCACGGGCGACAAGATCGTGAACGGAGCACAGAACACGGAGCTGTATGCCCGCGTGTGGCGCGACGGCAACATTGTGGAGGACGGCGCGACGGTGAAGGCCGACACATCGCACACGACAAAGTTCACTTACAAATGGACGAAATATAACGCCAACGGCGTGGCTACAAACTGGAACGGCACAAGCAGTCCTGTACACACGAGCAAGCTGCCCTATGTGACGGTGAGCAGCGCGGACGTATCGGTTAGAGCAACGTTCACCTGTGAGGTGAGCACAAAATAGCCCTAAAGACGAGAAAGAGATGGTAATAGGAAAAGGATATATCACTATTGCCGTGATTCGTGACGGCGTGGACGGTGCAGACGGTGCTAATGGTTACACCGTCTGCGCTACGCCGTCGGTCATTACGCTCGGCATAAGGAAGGTGTCGGACACGGTGTTTGCTGCCGACACGACGAAGAACAACACGTCTACGGTGAAGGTGCTGAAAGGTAATCTTGACGTTACGGCGACATGCAGGGTGACGGTGGCGAGCACAGAGAACTGTACAGCGACGGGGCCAAACGTTGGAGGCTCTGGCCTAATTAAGGTCACACGCATGTCTACCTACACCACGGCAGACGGCGAGATCTACCCTCTCACCTCGGGTTCTGTGACGGTGAATATCAGAGTGGGAGGTACAACGCTTAGTCACACCATCGGCGTAAGCGTGGAGATGAGCACGGTGTGGGGCGGTGTCGAGACCTTGGTGAATGGTCTGAAGAGAGAGTTTGGCGAGTTTCAGCAGGACTTGCAGAGCGAGGCTCCCAACGTGCTGACGAAATATACATCCAAGATCGAGCAGACGACAAAGAGCATATCTGCAAAGGTGGCACAGGAGACGGTTGGACGGTTGAATGTGTTGCCGGGCACGGCGTTTAACAGAGAGACGGACGTGACACAGCAACGTCCCGACACGTTCCCTTGCACCATACTGCCTTTAGGTGGTCTTGAAGGTACGGGAGCGATGGTGATAAACCAAAAGGGAGCGACAGATACGACATGGAGCGGCCTCGTATGGAAAGGTGTGGTTCTGAAACCCAAAACCTACTATACGGCGAGCGTTTGGGCGAGAGCCGATGGCGATCTGGATGATGTCATGTATCTCAGCATCGGCCAAGACACAAACTTCTGCTATCTGAACCTTGCGACAGCGAACGAAACACATGATTGGAAGATGTTTAAGGCTACCTTCAAGACAGGCGATACAGAAGCGAGCTGCAACAACGTGAGGGTGGAGCTTGCCGTGAGAAAAAACGGAAGAGGCCGCTGCTGCAAGCTGATGCTTGACGAGAGCGGCACCTATAATGGCTGGACCCCTGCCTCTTATGCCGATGTGTCATCGCGTGCGTTAGAGGCCACGGGCATCGACATTAAGAACAAGACGATCGACATGACGGCTGACAAGTTTACGCTAAGGAACAATCACGGCGAGAAGAGTTTCGGCGTGGACGAAGACGGCAACCTTGAAGCGCGTTCGTTGAAGAGTGTGTCGAAGGACGGTAGCCTGACAGCTATCATCAAGGATGGCGCGTTCACGGCCCTGAGCGGACTGAGCGGTGCTACTGCCTTCTTTGGTCTTATAGACGGTTTGCCCTATTTGCAGTTTACAAACGCGGCAGGTGTGGTGTGTTACGCCATCGGACCGAGCGGCGGACAGGCATCGGGCAAAGTGGGTGTGCAGATGACGGCTTGTGGCGTGAAATATAGCGTCTCGACGATAGATCTTGTATCAAAGAAAAACTACTGGATCAGCTATAGTGGTTCTGTGACGCTTCAGAACTTTGGGTCTGAGAGCGCGAAGATTTATCAGAGCAAGTTGCAGCTCATCATCGACGGCTTCACGCAGACGCTCACAGCGAGTTTCAAGGACAGCAGCTTCCCCATGACAGAGGTGGGCCAAGGCAAGGTCATGACGCTAATGCCCGGTAAGCTGATGCAGGCCGAGTTTGAGATAAACACGATCGGCGAAACCATGCCTACGACAGGTAGCGACGGATCGGTGATTGCGAAGCCGAGCGGCGCGAGAGGATGCCAGCTGAAGCTCAACGGAGAGGTCATTGGCAAGGGGGCAATTTCTTAGATGATTATTTAATTATTTATTATTTATTATTTATTATTTATTATTTATTATTTATTATTTTGTTGTTATGAGTTTATGAAGAAGATTGTTAGGGGCAACGACTTTACGTTGCGTGTGCCCGTCATGAAGATTGTTGACGGCGCGAAGGTGGCGTTTCCTCTGCCCGGGTGTACGGACATCAAGGTGAACGTCGTGAACCAATACAGACGTGTGGCTCTCGGCTATACCATTGACGTTTCTGCCGACAACGTGCTGCTTGCGCGTGTGGAGGGCGACAAGGTGGCTGTGGGAACCTACGCCTTGGAGGTAAAAGGAAAGTTGTTCGGCAACGATTGGAGATCTAACGAGTATGAGCAGTTTCAGATTGTTGACAACAACGCTGCCGGTGACACGGTGTTTGAGCCGCAGGAGGGCGAGGACAGCGTGGAGATGGACACAGCCCTTGTGGTACTGGCTCCCGCGGTGGAGCTGGGCAACCTGATAAAGGATGCTGAAGAGACAATTGCCGACACCAAGGAGGCCTTGAAGGGCGTGGAGACCAAGATGGGCGCCATCGAGCAGCGTGCCGACACAGCCATTGGCGCAGCCACGACAGCTGCCGAGAACGCGAACACACAGGCAGACAGGGCAAAGAGCACGGCGGAGCACCCCAACATCATATCGGAAGACGGCTACTGGATGGTGTGGAACATAGAAAAAGGTGCTTACGATAAGACCGACAAGTTTTCCCGCGGCACGGTCGACTTCCCCACCTTCGAGGTTAACACCGACGAGATGGAGCTGAACGTGAAAATCACGGACGGGAACGAAAAAAGATATGAGTTGACTGAAGACGGTGAGCTCGTCATTAACACGAACTATTAATTATATCGCGATATGGTAACAAAGAAAATTAATTTAGGAAGAGTAGGCTTTGCGCCAAAGGGCGCATACTCGCCCGATGTCACTTACGGCAGGCTGCATGTGGTAACGTATAAGAACACCACCTACTGGAGCAAGCAGGAGGGAAACACGGGACATGAGCCTGCGGGTGAAGATGAATGGTGGGGCATCCTTGTTGACGGACAGGCTGCTTACACGGCAGCCGAGGACGCGCGGACTGCCGCACAGACCGCCACGACAGCTGCGGACAACGCCAACACCAAGGCCCTTGCAGCCGAACAGTCGGCAACGAGAGCCAACACAGCGAGCGACAAGCTGAACAACGCCCTCGGCAAGGTGACGGAGGCGACGAGCAACGCCAATGGAAGCGCGGAGAGCGCAATGTCAGCTGCCGCACGCGCACAGACCGCAGCCGAGCATGGTGAGGCTATGAATAAGCTCATGGATGACAACCTCGCGGCGTTGGAGAAGACCGCCACGGCCTTCAACGAGTTCAATGCCACGGCAACAGCTGCTGAGAAGAAGCGCATAATGGCCGAGATGGTGCGAAGCGAGGCGGAGCAGGGTCGCGCGACAGCTGAGACACAGCGCACGGAGGCAGAGAGCACACGGAGCACAGACGAGACAGAGCGCAAGAGTGCCGAGGAACTTCGTGCCGATGCCGAAGCACGGCGCGTTACAGCCGAGAAGCTGCGCGACAAGGCAGAACAGGGCCGTGCGGAGAAGACCACGAAGGCCCTCGACGAGGTGAAGACCGCCACGAAGGCCGCCTTAGACGCTGCGGAATCGGCACAGACAGCAGCGTCTAAGGCAGAACAGAGCGCAACAGCCGCGAACAACGTGAACGCCACGCTTGCCGAAGACGGCACACTGACGATAACCGACAGAGAGGGACATGAAGCCTCTATAAACATAGGCGAGGGAGAGAAGGTGAAAGAGCTTGCTGCCTCGATGGAGCGTGTAAAGGAGAGCCTGGGCCATTACACGGCGCGTCCCGACATTGTGCTCACTCCCTCGGAACAGAACGTGGCTATAAGCGCCGACGGTGTGAAGGTGGCAAAGACAGGTTGGACCATCGCCGAGTTTACGGCAGAGAAGGGCAACGAATATCTGTTCAAGCCCAACGTCGTGGACGGCACGGTGTGCATCTTTGCAGAGAAGATAAGCAGAGTGGAGACACGAAGCATCGACTACACCTACAGCTACAACGAGGACGGAACAACAGCGAGCGCAACCGCCACCTACCTCGGCAAGACACATACCTACAGCTATGCCTATGCCGACGGCGAGGACGGCACGAAGAGCGTGACCATTACCGACGAGAGCGGAGCTGTGGTGACAGAGCTGCCTTATCAATATAAGACCACCGTAGGTTCCTACGCCCCGCTTGTGCGCCTTAACGCTGAAGCCGAGCTGCCCGAAGACGGCTATTGCCGCTTCATGAGCCATTTCCAGGGCAACGCCTCCATGACCGTCGCCGTGAGCTACAAGGTAGGCACGGCAGACCTGACGATGAAGGTGCTGCGTGACGGTGTGTTCGCTTCTATCTCCACCCAGCTCGGCAACCTGAGTCAGAAGGAGAATGAGACACGAAGCCTCGCCGTTGAGCTGAAGGAGAAGATGGCGACATTTGTTGACACCAACCCCTATGTGGGCATGGTGAGGATGAACGGTGACGCGAGTCCTGACGCGGAGATGACGTTTGGAGACAAGCAGTTGATGCGCGAGGTGGGAGCCGAGTGGAAGCTGGCGACAGTGAAGAACGGTGTGGTGACACACGTCATGGCCCCTGGCCGTCTGACCCTCGACGAGAACGGCGAGGAGGTGAAGATTGACGGCACTGACGGCGACGTAATGCTCATAAACCGCAACGCCAACGTGATCAACGCGACGAAGGTTGTTGACGGACGCGAGATGAACTGTCTGGCTATCGGCAAGACGGCGGCAAAATGGTACGGTGTGGAATCAAAAAAGATGCCTGCGTTCGGCATGACACCTTGCGAGACCGTGAACGCGAAGATCGAGGGCGACACAAGGTCTCAGGCACATTGCATATACAACACGGCGGTGAACGGAATGTACGGCACGGCCGACACGTCTGTGCTGAAAGCATCTTACATAAACAGAGGGGCGGGACACGCTTCAAACATAAGTGCTGTGTCAAGCATACAGAACGCACAGAACAAGAATACAGATCCGTTGACCGCCCGTCCTTACATGGGCTGGCACCATGGCACCTACGAGGCTCTTCTGACCACCATGTTTGCGGAGATAGGCTCGGTTGACCACACAGACGTGAAGATGTTTGGCTCGGGCGTGACAGCGCAAAACATAAGCGCGAGCCAGTTTAACGACGATGCGATAAGTGGTGTGAGCGGCTGGAAGATCATTGCTGCTACAGGCGAGACCTACTATAACCATTATTTAAGTTCACAGGCCTATGTCGTAAGCAAGAACAAGAACATTCGGCTTGCGAACGGCTTGTCAACAGCCTTATACAATCCTGTGCAGCTGCTTGAAGGCCAACGCATACTTGATGCCATCGCCAAGGCAGGATTTATCGACAAGATCGGCAACAAAGCCAACATTTTCTATTATGACGAGAACGGCAACGCCGTGTGTGCAAGCGACGGCAGCGTGAACCTCGACACAGGCGAGGGCATGGAGATGCTAAAATTCTATTTTGTCGTGCGCGATGTTCCTCGCTGTGAAGGAATGAAGGACGGTGTTATGACCGCTGTGGTGAACCGATATGTCAAGACAGAGATTGCCGACGGTTGTCAGAGCACCGACAAGAAGGTGTCATTTGACGGGGCTATTGCCATTCTGAAGGTAAGCATACCCGTGTATCGCGGTTTCACCTTGCCTTACGTCGGGCAGTTTCGTCAGATGAGCTACGCCTATTACACAATACATAACATTGATGGAGCCACGCATGTAGACTACCGTTGCACGGAGAGCATGGAAGATGTGCAGCCGCTGACGGTATTCAACCAGAATGCCTATCAATGTGCTTACGACACCAAGCCTCCAATGCTCGTTGGACTCAACAAGAAGAAGGATTATGGCGCGACGGACTTGCAAGAGAGTTTTATAAAGTCTTCCGATTATAACATGTCGTATTTCTGCTATAAGACGGTAGGTTCTTCGCTCCACACGCACGAATGTGCCTATTTGTGGTTATATCCGTCAAATAATGGAGGAGTGAACACGTCTCAGGTACACGGCTCTGTGGTTGGTTGCAGTGCGGACGATGGCCAGGTCTCGGCTCGTTCTGCGAAATGTTTCAATCTCGCTGGCAATGGCTACTTCATCTACGCTGGGGCGTTCGCTGTCCTTTTTAATCAATAATTTAATCGAGAGTAATAATCAATAATAATTAACAAAAGTCTCAATCGCAAGTTGCGTCTTAGCAAGCTGCGGCGAGAGCCCAAGCAAGAAGGCCATGACTTTAAGCCCAGCGGAGCGGCGAAACGTCTTAGTGTAGCCGCTCCCCCCCCCGCCCCGATTTTCAAGCTGAAGACGCGGAAGGACGACATCAAAAAAGAGTTTTAACATGAAGAAACAAAACCACAACGTGCATGGGGAGGCGACAGCCTCTGCGCCTCGCGGCAAGGGCCGCGGGTACGTCGGCATGGTGTGTGAGCATGTGGCGAGAGGTGTGTGCGCGACCTATCCCAGTCACGACAACGCACACGCGGACGACACATGCAAGACCGAAGGTGAGAAGAACGGCTCTGTGGTTGGTTGCAATGCGAACAATGGCCAGGTCTCGGCTCGTACTGCGAACTGTAACAATCACGCTGGCAATGGCAACAACAACTACGCTGGGGCGTTCGCTGTCAACACGGAAAAAGGGAGACCTCTCACATCGGGAGCAGCAAGCTCAAAGACTAAAGATGGCCATGTCGCCACTGGTGGGCATGGACGATGCGACTACGGCTCGGAGCTGCCCTTCTGGGACAGCTGCGGGAGCGCGGAAAGCAACGTGTCGGCTACCGTTGAGGACGCTGACGTTATGATAGAGTTGAAGTCAGCCAACAAGAAGAGGAAACTGAAAAGCCTCAGACGTTTCTTTGCGAACAGAACAATTATTGAGAAGGCGTTTGACCGCACGATGGACCGGACGGATGCGCCCGACAGCGTGATTGAAGCGTGGACGGCACAGAAACAGAAGGTGTGTGACAGGATTGAGCGCGAGCTGCGCGACATGACCTACACGCCGAAGCCGCCGAAGCGCAAGGTCATACACAAGAAGGGCAAGGGCGACAAGGACAGGAACGCCGACGTATCGGCGATGTATGACCGCATTGTCCAGACGCTGGTGCTCATCATGATAGAGAAGAAGCTTCGTGGCATGATGGTCCGCAACATCTACTCGGGCATCAAGGGCCGTTCGCTGCTGAGCAACGACCGACGGTACTGCATGGTGAACAAGATACGCCACTGGGTGAAAGGTCATCCCGACATGTGGGTGGGTCAGACCGACATTCGCCATTTCTACGAGACGTTGCAGACGCGCATCGTGCTGGGTGAGCTGTTCAAGGTGGTGGTGTGTCCATACACGCGCTGGCTGCTTGCGCGGCTGTTCATACACATGGAATATCTGCCCATCGGGGGATGCCTCAGTCAGCTGCTTGCCATGTTTGTGCTTGTCATCGCCGACCGCGAGGTGTTGCGCCGCTACAAGGTCGATCTGTTTGGCTTTGGCGACAACAGACTGATGTGTGGCGAGAAGAAGGAGGTGAGAGAGGCGATGAGCTTTCTCATGTCTTTCTATGCGGGGCGCTTCTCGCTGAAAGTGAAGGGCGATTACCAGATGCGTCGCGTGGGCGACGGCTTCCGTTTCTGCAAGTATGACTACAAGCAGAGCTTTGTGCATGTGCGTGCAGAGATGCGGCGACGCGCCATAAGAGGTAGGTCGGCGGGCTGGAAACACTATGCAGGCTACCGTGGCATGCTGCTAAAGACGGACAGTGTGAGGTTGAGACACATGATAGAGAACAACTTTATGAAACTTGTAAACAAGCACGGCATGACCGTGACGACACAGAGAGGCGACAAGGTGAAGCTGCGTGACCTGGCAGACGGCAGCGTGGTGGTGCCTGTGGAGTTTAACATCGAGCCGTCGGAGGCGAAAGCCAAGGAGGGTAAGGAGGGCTACATGGTAAGGTTGACATACATTCATCTGTTGAATGGCCAGAAGCGGCTGTGTCACTCGACGGAGGGCAGCGAGGAGATAGTTGAATTTTTCCGTCTCGTTGTCAACGGCACGGCAGAGCTTCACCAGCGGCTGCATGTGAAACATGACAGCACAAAGGTGTTCTTCGACGAATATCACACCACGAAGCAGGAGGCGTGTGACCTGATATGTGCTGAGCTGGGAATTTAGATAATTTATTATTTATTATTTTTTGCATGATGAGATTAGAATTTATGGAGCGTCAGCAAACGCTGACCATTTGCAAGGGCGGCAGACAGGCGTTGGTGCTGCTGGGCGAGAGTGAGGAAAAACGGGAGCAGGAGTCTCCCGACGGTGAGAAGACGGAGGTTACAGTCTATGTCTATGACGCGACATGGCTTGACCTGACGAAGCAGCATGACCCGGTGGCTGCGGCGCGTGAGGAGGTCCTGAAGCAGATCGCGGGCTATGACACCTCGTCTGCCGTGAACGGCTTTATGCTCAACGGCGCGGTGGTGTGGCTCGACAAGGCCACGCGCGTGGGGCTGATGAACTCAACGACCATCGCGAAGGCTATGGGACAGGCTACGACGACGCTGTGGCTCGGGAACACAAAGCTGGAGGTGGGCTGTGACATGGCCATTCAGCTGCTCTCGGCACTTGAGATGTATGCCCTGGAGTGCTTTAACGTTACGGCGGCTCACAAGAAGGCTGTGGGCGAGCTGACGAGCGTTGAGGAGGTGCTGACCTACGACTACACTAAGGACTACCCTGCGAAGCTGACGATGACGGTTTAGGCACGGTTTGATGGTCTGAAAATCGGCTTGACGATTTAAAGGATTATTTCAACAGGTCTAAGGATTGTGTTAACAGACCTAAAATTCGTAACAACATCTTTTAAAATTGTGTTAACTGCTTTAAAAATTGACGGACATGAAGAAAACGACAAAGAGAAACCTTTTAGGTATGTTGGTGTATATGACCATCGCTTTCGCGTTTGGCGGCGGCTTCGGTCTGCTGGCCCTTATCGTGAAGGAGGACAACGACAGATGCCATTACTATGGCGGGACGTGGAACAGGGGCGACCTTGTGCGCGGCTGTCTGGCAGTGGGCGTGGGCATGGGGCTGAGGTATTGGGCTTTCGGTCTGCTGTGAGAGGAAACGGACGGCATGGCCTTGTCGGGATGGCAATTTGCACCCGACAGGGCTTTGCCGTGTGAAGAAAATTTTGTAAATTTGGAGAAAGGGAGGTAACGGGAGTTAGTGAGAAGGTAACGCGCTTCGCGCGAGAAGGTAACGGACAAATGCTTTTTCGCTTGAGCTTTAAAACTATTGTCTGTTCACTTCATTCGTGAAGCGAATTAACTTCCCCTTAACTTCCAATAACTTCACAATATAAAGAAAAATTAAAAAAAAGAGATATATGATGATAGTATTAAGTATTTGGGCCTTCCTGCTGTTGGGAGGTTTCCTGTTGCTCACGGCGCTGCGCTTCGGCGTGCCCGACATGGTGAGCGGTGTGTATTATCAGCTTCAGCACACGACTGACAGCACGGTGCTGGGCGGAACGACGGAGCACAAGAGAGGATGGATATTCTCGGTTGTGATGGTGGTCTCGGCCTTCCTGATGATGGTGTGCATGCTCGACACGGAGAAGGGCGTGCTGCCGATGGCCTTCTTGGGCTGTTGCGGCATGATAACGGTGGGGCTGGCACCCCGCTATCTTAGCGAGGATCAACATGAGGTACACAGATTTGGTGCTTTGGTAGCCACGGCAGGATGCATATTTTGGTGCATTACGGCATGTTACCCTGTTACGCTCGTTATAGCCCTCGCGTATCTTGCAGGAATGGCTTATGCAGGACGGAAGGACGACGGACAGGATGTGAAGGCGTTTTATTGGCTTGAGGTGGCAGGAATGGCCGATGTGTTCTTCACCTATTGGGCGGTGAGGATAATAGGATAACCCGAGTTTTTTGCCTCTCATACACCCCATAAGTTGCGCAAGGCTTATGGGCTTATAATCTTTAATAAATATCTTTAAACATAATTTTTCAGGACAATATGAAAGCAAGCGAGAAACTTATAAACCATATCAAGCAGGCAGAGGGCTACAGGGCCAAAGCCTACCGCTGCCCGGCAGGGCGCTACACTTGTGGCTACGGCCACACACGCGGCGTGACACGTCTGACCACATGTACGGAAGAAAGAGCAGAAGCATGGCTGCGAGATGATTTGCAGCCCGTTGAAAACTTTGTCAACGCCATCCATAACGTCAACACACAGGGCAAGTTTGATGCGATCGTCGACTTCGCCTTTAACCTCGGCCTCGGCAACCTGCGGTCAAGTACGCTGCTGAAGCTCATTCAAAGCGGTGCTCCTGACGAGAGGGTGTGTAAAGAGCTGAGAAAATGGGTCTATGCTGGCGGCAGGGTGCTGAGCGGACTTGTGACGCGGCGCGAATGGGAGGCAAAACGGTGGATGGAGTGTTGACGGTAAACAAAAAACCCGCCACCTTCACAGGTGACGGGCAACATTTTAATACTTTACTTTGGATTATGATCATGGTTGACCATGTTTCGTTTGCAAAGATACGAAAATTTTGTTGTTGCTGCAAATATTTTCCCTCTCAACGGCGTTTTACATCCTGCCACGGGCTATTGTTCTGTAAAACAACGTTTCAGTCTTCCAATAAATGTCCTTCCTTTTTCAGAAAAAGCCTGGTTTCTTCCATGAATGAACCTGAATCCGTTTCCAGCTCAAGAATCTTCTTCTTGCCAAACCCGGCTTCCCTACAAAGTTCCATGGCGGTATGGTCATCCTCCATGAAGACAATAACAGTTTGAATGACCGACCATTGTCCTTTTTCAAATTCTGTAATCATATCTTTAATGTTTTGATCTCATTCTCGTTTTTTCCGTGTCTTCCGCATCGTTCGTAGTTTAAAGCAAAAACTCAGTTAAAGGAAAATCCGCCAGGTCGTCAAATCCGATGTTAAAAACCTATCAGTTGAGTAAATAATTTTTACATCGAATTTGACGGATTATTATGAATGTTTTAATTTATCAGCATAGGGCCTACATCGCGTCCTGTGAATGAGATGTTGATATTACGGGCATAATCGCCGTTTTTTTCCGTCATTTCATCCACATGTAGCGTTATCTTGAACATCTTCTTGCCGTATTCGTCGCCTTTGTCAAGAGTTTTTATTTCCACCCATGCGCCTTTAACAGGCTGTTTGTTTTCCCATGTACTTAGTTCGTGCTTTTTGTATTCGGGATCCCATTGCTTTTCCCATCCCCACACGCTTCCGTCTACCTGTGACACCTCGTAACGGCCGTTATACATGCCGTTTGAAGGAGCGTTATTTACCGAAAAGCTGACAACGTAGTAGTCGGATTTGTAATAAGTCTTGTCCGACAAGGGGTTGCTCCAAAGAGAGAAAAAGCCTTTGCCGTAGTTGCTCTGATAAGACAACTGATGTACGGGCTTTTTCTTTAGGAGTGTCGAAAAAGCCGACTCTACCGGCACATATTCCGGTTCCTCATCGTCGCTGCTGCAACTGCCCATGCTTACACACGCCGCCATCATCGCCAACAGCATTGTCATTCTAAAGATTTTCTTCATAATTTTATATTTTAATACGTTAATACTTTCGTAGGTTTCGGAGGCTTACCTCGCCGTGATGAAGGCGTACAAGGCGCAGCACAAGATCGGCAACCCCTACAGCTTCATGCGCTCCCTCGTCACCGACGACCTCAAGGTCATGCTCGCTGGCAACGACCTCACGGGTGGCGTGAAGCCCGACGGCTCCACCACTGAAGGTGGCGGCAGCGGTCAGAAGCCTGGAGGTGAGATGGAGCCTTAAAGGCCGCTAAGCGCGAGAAGGCTTTAACATTTCCCACGGTAGGCACACGGCTTGCCGTGGGATTTTTATTCTTCGGGCAGGAGCATCACACCGACACGAACCTTTGCACCACAATGGGGACAGAAGGCGGTGGTGTTAATAGTAGGCTGTGCATCGCTCGAATCGCCTATTGGATAGAACAAATCAGTGATGTCGCAATCCAGTTTCTCGCAAAGGTCCTCCAAACGTTTTATTGTAGGGTTTCCTTTGATGTAATTCTGAATGATGTTCTGCGTCTTTAGGTCGAACTTCTGACAGAAAGACGTAATGGTGTAACCGCGTTCTTTTATGGCGCGACGAATGTCGATTTTCGTTCTCATGTTTATATTTGTATTGTTTTGGCTGCAAAGTTAATACATATATTTGTATTTTGCAAGTTTTTCTGAAAAACAATTATTATATACGTTTATTTCTGTTCAAAAGAGTATAGTTTTATCTATTTGCAGTGTTTCTTTTGTATTTTTTTGTAAAAAAGAGGTGTGTATAAACTATTTTATTGTATCTGAATTATTATTTTACCCCTATAAATAGTTAATAATCAATGGCTTAAGTGAAAAATCAACCTGTAAAAGCCATCCCAAGAGGAACACCTAAATAATTGATAATTAGAGCAATCGCATCCAGCAAACTTGCCCTGAAACTTCGATTCACAAGCGAGAGCGCCGCCGCACTGAGGAGCCTTGCGTGTACCCGCTTGGGTGGTCGGCTGCATATATGCCAACAAGCACACTGAGGACACCACCCCATTTATATAATAAGGTGTACAATTATATATATATATAAACAAGTGCAAACAAACTATATACAATTGTAGATAAATGTTAAAAGTAAATGTATTTGATAATTTTTTAACCGTAAAATTTGGCTAAATCAAATTTATGTAATACCTTTGCAAACGTAAACAAGAAACAACAACATAAAGCGGGGGGCAACCGTTATCAATTCCGCAAATAAAACAATGAACAAAAAACAAACTAAAATTTTGGCTGCGCTTGCAGCCATTGCAATGGCAAATAAAGACGGATTTACCGTCAACGCTGCAAACTTGCAGCCCGTTAAAAGAGGTTACGCTGTAGCCGTTGCCGACACACAAAATTCATTCGGTTTTTCTGGTCTTGCAAACGTTGTTAAATATGTTAGCGAGCATCCAGAAATTAACGCATTCGGCGGCTGGTACAATAGCGAAAACAATATGTATTATTTCGATGCTACAGTAATTGTAAACAATTTGACTGAAGCAAAGGAACTGGGCCGCATAAATAAGCAGTTTGCAATTTTTGATCTCGCAAACTTAAAAGAAATAAGATTGTAATAAATAACCAGGACCGGCGCCGCCGGTCCTTACATCCAATAATTTTTAATAAAAATAATTATGAGGCAAAAGGATAAATTATATCATTTTATAAAATACCCCAGCATTTTTGGAATTCGCAAAAATTCTCGCGTTTATAAATATATATGCGATCTTGCTTGTGACGGCATAGCAACAACAGGCTATAGCGACAGAAACACAAAACATATAGAGACGGGGGACGTTATGCGCATTTTAAAGCGCCTGGGGGTTGCGTGTGGCTCTATGAATGTAGCCCCCCGCGGCGGTGCGTGTGGTGAACGTGTGTTTTTAAATGGCAAAGTGCGAAAAGAATGTATGATGAATTTTGATAAGTTTAGAACTTCTTTTTTGGCGCGTTCACCTAAAAAAAAACGATTTGACGCGGCACGCGAATTTATAGCAAGTTTACAAAAATAGAAACAACCGGGACCGGCGGCGCCAGTCCGTTACATTCAGCATTTTAAAAAATTATTTATATTATGATTTATAATAAAGTGATTGACGGCGTAAAATTTACGCTTGTGTGCGAGACGTGGACTTCTCGCAATAGTTGGGGGCACGAAGTTACATTATATAAAAACGAAATTTTCGAAGATTTGCGCCCCTCCTGGTGCCTCCACGCTGGCACGGATGGAGTATTACGCCCCGTGCCATTTGCGCCCGTCCTGGTGCCTCCACGCTGGCACGGATGGAGTATTACGCCCCCGTGCCATTTGCGCCCGTCCTGGTGCCTCCACGCTGGCACGGATGGAGTATT